TCGAGCTGTCGCTCATGGAGCCGTATCTCCGCGCCGGGCAGGAGCAGATCTGGCAGTTGCAGGACGCCGCAGAGGCCGAGCGGGAGTTGACTAGGGCTCGGGACGCGGCTACGCGGGCGGCGGAGGAAGCGCGGAGAGCAATTGACGCTGATGACTTTAGAACGGCGTGGGAGTTCATGGCTGCCGTGCAGCGCGCTGGTCGCAGCCCTTATGGGTCGGAAACAGGGCTGCCCGTAGGGGTGCCCGTTGCTGGCTCCGGTAGTCCCATGGTAGAAACAGCAGCAAAACTGCCGGAGCTGATGACCAAGCTCGAACATATCAATACCAACCTCATACTTATCGAGCAGAACATCCGGAAATCTAGGGACTCTCTGGAGGCTATCGAGGAGAACACCGCCTGATGTGCAACATGATCCCCCTCCAGCCCATCGCGGACGCGAACCTCGTGTCCACCAACGTTCCGGAAAACGACCATGCCGCGTGGGACGTGGGCACGACCTACGCCAACGGCGACCGGGTGATCTCCGTCGCTACGCATTCGGTCTTCGAGTCCACGGCGGACGGCAACACTGGCAACGATCCAGACGTGGCGGCGAACGTCGATCCCGCGACCGGAACGTGGGTGCGCGTCGGCTCGACCAATCGCTGGCGCGCGTTCGACCGGGCCGTGGGGCAGAGCGTCACGCAGTCGGGGTCGATCAAATACACGCTGGAGACCACGACGCAGATCACGGCGCTGGGGCTCAAGGGTGTGCAGGCGGCGTCGGCCCGGCTGCGGGTGCTCAACCCGGACGCGGCGCAGGTGAACCTTCTGCCCGACAGCGAGACCTCGACCGGCATGTTCGTGCAGCGCGGATCGGTCACCGACAGCGCCGCGAACGGGCGCTCGGGCCTGAACACGATGGTGCGCTTCACCGAGGACACGGTGACAGGCCAGCACTACGTGCGGACGGCGCTGCTGGTGGACCTGTCGGGCGACCTCGTGTTCTCGGTGGATGTTCGGGCGGGCGAGTGGTCGCGACTCGACTTTGGCATCCTGATTGACGACCTGTCTTACACGGCGCGCTCGACGGTCGATCTGGTCGACGACGGGGCCGTCCTTACGTCGACCGCTGGCACTGGCGTTCACGCATCCACGTCGATTACGCAGGTCGAAACCGGCATCTATCGCCTGACGACGGTCCTCTCTGGCGCTGCGCTCGGCGACTACCGGATGCAGCTGATGTCGATCAACGACCTCAACCAGAACAGCTACACCGGCGACGGGACCAGCGGGTTCTGGTTCGGCAGGATGCAGATCGAGGCCGGGGCGGCGGAGACCAGCTACCAGCAGAAGGCGGCAGGCGCGGTCGTCGCCACGGAGGAGCAGAACCTGTTCCGCGAGCTGGTGGACTCCAGCGGCATCCGGGACTGGTTCGACCTCGTGACCTTCGTTCCGGACTTCGTGCCCGACGTGGTATTCGAGAACCTGATCGCATTCGTCGGTTACCAAATCGAAATCGAGCTGGACGGCGCGGGCGGCACGACCGAGCTTGCCGAGCTGGGTTGGGGGCGCCGGGTCAAGATCGGCGACAGCGTCGTGGATACCTCGGCAGGTTTCCGGGACAAGTCCACCCGCACCGAGGATGCGTTCGGAAACCTCACGGTGGTGCCGCGCGAGACCTATGATGTCATGCGGTTTCGCATCTCGCGCGTCGTCGGGACGGAGGAGAACACGCGCCGCATTCTCGCCCAGCAGGGCAAGGGCGTTTGCTTCTACTATGCCGACGCGAGCCTGTTTGACCGCGCGCCGCTCGTCCTCGGATACCGGCCTGACTTCGATGGCCCGCTCGCGGCGGCGGGCCGCTCTTTTGCAACTTTGGAAGTAAGGGGCCTCATCTGATGGTCTTCACTGTCATCAACTCTCCCCCGGCCATCGCTGACCCGGAGTTCGCCTCGGGGATGCAGACCATCGTCGGGCAGCTTCGGAGCTTCTCGCAGGAGCTGAACGCGGTGGGCGGGGTGCTGATCAAGGCCCCGACGCTCATCACCGCGTCGAACGCGGCGTGGGCACCGGACAGCCGGACGAGCCTGATTCTTTTCGAGGTGCAGGGCGCGGGCGGCGGCGGCGGCGGGGTGGCGAACAACGCAGGGAGTGAATTTGCGGTCAGTGCCTGCGGCGGCGGCGGGGGGTATGTCCTCGGTGCCGATGCCGCACTCGCGTCCTACAACATCACCATCGGCGCAGGAGGTGCGGGCGGTGCGGGCGGAAATGGTGGCAGCGCGGGCGGCAACACGACCGTGACAGCCTCCGGGCTGACACTGACTGCAGGCGGCGGGGCAGGCGGGGCACATCGCTCCGGGTCAACCTCTGCGACTGCGGTGCTCGTGGCTACAAGTGGTGGCGGTGCCAGCGGCGGCATCGTCAACGCGGCCGGCGAGTTTGGTGCAGGGGGCGGGACGACCAACTCACTGACAATCGGCCTCGGCGGGGGCAGCAAGTTCGGCAAGGGCGGGCGCTCCAACGCCATCAGCGGGTTGTCAGTCTCCGGCGGGGGCAACGGCAACAACGCCAGCGGCTACGGCGCAGGCGGGGGCGGCGCGTCGTCCTACGACACGAACACGTCCTACACGGGCGGCGACGGGACCCCCGGCTGCGTCCTGATCTGGGAGTATGCGTGATGACGAATGTGATGCTTGTGAAGATCGAGGGCGGCGTGGTCGTGGACCGCATCGTCGCGGCTGTTCCGCCCGAGCCGGAGGAGGGCTACCCCGCGCCGCCCACTCTTGCCGAAGCATGGCCGGACTATGTCGAGGCCGGTCCCGAGGTGCAGATCGGCTGGACGCACGACGGCACGACCTTCGCTGCGCCCGCGCCGGAAGCCCCTCCCGCCCCCACTGAGGCCGATGTTCGCGCCCTCGCTGCGCGAAAGCTCGAAGCCATCGGTGCGCCCTACAGCCCCGCCGAGCGAGAAACTTGGGGTCCACAGGTAGCAGAAGCTGAACGCTATCTCGCGGCAGATCCGGGGCTGGGAGCAAATACGCCGATCCTGACGGCCCTCGCGGCGGCGCGCGGGCTGTCGTTGCTTGAGATGGCGACGCTCGTCATCGACAAGCGCAACACCTATGCGGCGGCAAGCGGGGCGATCCTCGCGGCGCAGGCGCAGATCCTCGCCATGGACCCGATCCCGGCCGATTTCGCCGATCCGGCGAGGTGGCCATGAGCGACTACACCGATCTGCGCGACTGGTGTGTTCCGATGGGCGACGACTTTATCACCGTTCGCGCAATACGCTGGCATTTAGGAAGGTCTGGGTCGGGCTGGGTCTACACCGTAGAGGCGGGTTTTAGGTTTGACGTTTCTATTCCCGTCTGGGCGCAATGGGCATTCGACCCAAAAGATGAGCGGTATCTGAAAGCCGCTTGCCTTCACGACCATATGCTGGAGAACGGATGGTCCAGAGTAACAGCGGGAGCGGAGTTCCACGAGGCCTTGCGGGCGGACGGGGTTGGCCGCATCCGAAGAAAGCTGATGTGGCTAGCGGTAAGTTTGTTCAAACATGACTGAAGATACTTTGCAGGTCGTAGAGAAGAAAGTTGCCACGGATCCAATGTTCTCGCCGGAGGAAGCCGCTCTGATACGGGAGGTCATAGCCACCTATCGCGGATTGCGATTCCTAGGCCGGGCTATGCGGGCCACCGTGGTAACGCTTGGTCTGATAGCGGGGGCAATTGCGGCATGGGATTCTTTGGCAGCGAGGGTTAAAGCATGGCTCGGAAGCTGATCTCCTGGACCCACTCTTGGCCCCTGTTTTGGCTGGCGGCAATGTATCTGCTTTTCCGAATCACGATTTCGCTTTGGCCTGCGTCGTGGTGGCTTGACGTGGACCGGGTGGCTGTATTCGACAGCGTGTCGGGGGCCGACGTGATAATGGAAGTGGACCGCACCATTCACCGGGACTTTGTGGCCGATTGGTCGGTGGTGGTGCGCTCGCATGACTCCGGGGGTTGGAAAGTGTGGTGTACGGCGCGCGGAACGAGCGACTACCGGCCCGACGCTGCCCTCCCCGACCCGCTAACGCTAGAGTGGTGGACGGACGGAAAGTGTACCCGCCCTCCCCCCGGACAATACCTTATTTCCACAATCTGGACGGTGCGGGGGCGGGGCGGACTACCGGACAAACTGGTCCAATCCCTCAGCAACATATTCACCGTATACAGCGACGGCGAATTCAACCCAACGTAGAAACGAAAGGAATGCCCGAATGACAACTCTTAGCGTAGCCGCACAGAACGCCGCCTGCAACGCGGTCGTTGACCTGATAGACGCCGGGGCCGGTGCCGGAACTCTGGAGTACCAGACATCGGCTGACGTGGAGGTGGCAACGCTGACCTTCTCCGATCCCGCCTTCGGCGACGCTGCCAACGGCACGGCAACCGCAAACGCCATCACATCCGACACGAACGCCACGGGCGGCACCATTGCGAAAGCGGTGGCCAAGGATAGCGCCGGAAACGTTGTGGTGACCTTCACCGTGACGGAGACCGGGGGCGGGGGCGACATTACGTTCCCCAGCACCGCGAGCCTCACCCTCGGCGCGGGCGATACCGCTCGGCTCGAATCCCTCACCTACACTCACCCGGCGAGCTAACCCATGGCACTCTCCCGTTTCCCTACAGTGATGTCCGCCGCAGCCGATGCTGTCCTGCGGGCTGGCGAGGCCCTTCGCCACGTGCGCACCTCCTCCGGAGACCTTACGTTTCGAGATCTGGACCTTGTCTATCAGGGGCTGTCCGACTCCAAGGTGAACGCCCTCGCGGCGCTGGCCGAGGGCGGCAAGGCCCCCACAGGCGCGGAGGAGTTCATGGCCAAGATGGGAGGCCCCGCCACGCTGGCGGACTTCCAAGTCAAGCTGGAGGACATCGAGACCAAGGCGGCTGCATTCCACGCGGAGGTGACCGCCACGTTCGCGGCGATTCCCTCCAGCAGCCTGATTGCCGTGAAGACCCGCAATCTCGGCGGCGTGACCGTTCCCTTCATCGAGCGCGGGGCCTTCATTCCGGCGACCTACGCGAACCCTCTGCGGACGTCCGCCGCTCTGGCGGATCTGCAGGCTGCGTTCGAGGCGGTGGGGGCCTAGGAATGGTCAGGGTGGACTGTAATAAAGTGCAGATCGAGTACGAGGGGCAGTCCATCGAGCCGTCGCGCGGGTGCTTTGCTCTGGCGAGAGTCATGGCAAGGTATCCCGGCACGGTCTACTCGCGCGTTCAGCTGATGGACATTCTCGGTATGTCCGAGAAGTGCGACGATCGCTCCGTAGACAGCCGCGTGAAGCTGATCCGCCGGGAACTGCAAAAGATTGGTCTCTCCGGCGCAATTAAGACGCGCCCCGGATTGGGATACGCGTGGTCGGAAGATTACCCGGCCATCGTTGTGGAACCGGACCCCGACGCCTTCGTGTTCAGGAGCGAATAAGTGCCCGCAGCCGTCGTCTCCTCATTCTCTGGCGCCGCCCTCACCTCGATCACGGTCGGGTCGCAGACCTTCGACGTCTACACCTTCAGCTCGACGGCGGGCGGGACCATCGAGTTCTCTGCCGGTGGCGACGTCGAGTATCTGGTCGTCGGCGGTGGCGGCGGCGGCTCGAACGCGAACCTCTCCGTCGGGGGCGGCGGCGCGGGCGGGATGCTCGAAGGAACGGTCGCAGTCTCGGCGCAGTCATATGCCATCACGGTCGGCCCGGGCGGCATTGGCGGCGCTGCTGGTAGCGCGAACACCGGCACATCCGGCAGCGACAGCTCCATCGGGGCCTTGGTCGTCGCTCTGGGCGGTGGCTTCGGTGGCGACGCGTTCTCTCTGAAATCTGGCGGCACGGGTGGCTCCGGGGGTGGTGGTTCCGGCAGAAGCGGCGGTGCGCTGGGAAGCCCCGGCACGCCGGGGCAGGGCAACGCCGGGGGGCGCGGCAACGAGGATGCAAACGCTTACGGTGGCGGGGGCGGCGGCGCGGGCTTCCCGGGCGGTGACGCTGATGCTGTTAACGGGTTCTACGGAGACGGTGGCGACGGTCTCCCTAGTTCGATCACCGGCGTGTCGACGTATTACGCCGGGGGCGGCAGCGGAGGCGGCGGTCGGGGCGTTGGCGGTAACGGGGGCCTCGGCGGAGGCGGGGGCGTCACACTCGACGACACAGGCCTGCCCGGCACGGACGGTCTCGGGGGCGGCGGCGGTGGTGGTGACACCGGCAGCGGAGGAGGCGACGGCGGCTCGGGCGTCGTTATCCTGCGCGTCGAGACGACGGTGGCCGCCGAGGTTACCGGAGCGGCGACGGCCCCTGCGGCGACGGCGAGCGGCACAGGCGAGCGCGAGGTCACGGGCACGGGCGCTCAGCTCGTTGCGTCGGCCCCGGCGACGGCGAGCGGCACAGGCGAGCGCGAGGCGGTCGGCACGGGCGCTCAGCTCGTTGCGTCGGCCCCGGCGACTGCCGCAGGCACCGCAGAGCGCGAGGTCGTCGGTACGGGCGCTCAGCTCGTTGCGTCGGCCCCGGCGACTGCCGCAGGCACCGCAGAGCGCGAGGTCGTCGGTACGGGCGCTGCAACGGCCCCTGCCGCGACCTCCACAGGCTCGGGGACCGGGGCCGATGCCGTCAACCCAACGGGCTCAGCAGTTGGCCCAGCGGCCACAGCCTCGGGCGTAGGTGAGCGGGAGGTAGTCGGCTCGGGCGCAGCGACGGCCCCTGCAGTACAAGTTTCGGGTGTAGGTAAGCGGGGGGCGGTCGGCTCCGGGGGCGGTACTGCCCCTGCAGCGCAAGTTTCGGGCGTCGGGAAAAGAGAGATTGTAGGGGAGGGCGCAGCCGTCGCTTTCCCGGCTTCTGCTTCGGGCGTAGGTGAGCGGGAAGTAATTGGCGCGGGCGCAGCGACGGCCCCTGCTGCCAGAGCCACCGGCTCCATCGTAGTCTTTCTGACCCCTGACTGGCGAATCGTTCAAATCCCAGCACGCCCCAGTCGAGTAGTAGAAGTCCCAGAACGTCCGAGCAGAACAGTGACCGTGGCCGCCCGCCCCAGAACAGTGGTCGTTCCAATCAGAGGAGTATGACTCGTGGCCATTTTGACCTTCGTCCCCAAAGACCCGAATGAAGTCCTGGATTATCAATTCGACTGGAGCCTAGTGCTGGCTCCAGAAGACACCATTGTGACAAGTCTGTGGCTGGTTCCCGCTGAAATCACCAAAGACAGTGACTCTACTACTGACACGGTGACGACGGTTTGGCTAAGCAACGGCGAAATTGGCAGCCACACTCTGACCAATAGAATAACTACTGCTGGCGGGAGAACTTTCGATCAGTCAGTAACCATCAACGTGCAAGTGAGATAAACGAAACACGCCCACTTATGGAGACACCATGCGTATTGCCCTAGTCATAGGACACAATCCACAATCTCAGGGGGCTCGCCGGGTCACTGACGGGGAATCGGAGTATGTCTGGAACGGCAAGATCGCCGATCGTATACATGCTCTGGACCCGGGCAATATCCGTATATTTCGGCGCACTCCGGGTCCGGGGGAGATCGGTCGTGTTTACCGAGAAGTCGCGGCGTGGCGACCAGCCTGCGCCGTGGAGATGCACTTCAACGGTTCGGAGTATTCTTCCTCCCACGGCTGCGAGACCATTTACGGGAGGTCCGCCGCAAGCAAGGCTCTAGCTGCCAAACTCCAGCACAGCATTCAAAGCACCCTGGGCAACAGGGATCGCGGCCTCAAGCCACGGTACAACGGGCGAGGGTCCACGGCAGTGAACCAGACCAGCCAACCCACGGCGCTGATCGAGCCGTATTTTGGAACCAATGCTGCCGAGTGCAGGTTGGCGGGAGCGCGGATGGACGAACTGGCAGTGGCCATACTGAACGGCGCACGGGCCTTCCTAGGCGCGGGCATGGTGGTGCAGCCGGAAGAAGTAGACCCTATGGACGCACACCGTCAGCGGTTGGCCGACACCATGGAAGAAATCGGTGACGCCTGCGTCGCCGCCCTCGCAACCGGCTACTCCCCCGACCTCCCAGACGACGTTAAGCGGCAGCGGTGGAAGCTGGCCGAGATTTTCCACATGGTCTCGAAAGGAGACAACAAATGACCGTTAACAAATTCCAAGGCTTCATCGAGTGCATGAACATTCAGGAGGCACCAACACCTGAGGAATGGGCGCGCATCAAAGCCAAGATTGACGTACTGACCCCCACCCGCGTCTTCCTGTTGAAGCCCGAAGGCTACCCGTCGCTGCAGACGCAGGAGATCCCGCCTGCCGTAGTCGGGGAGGCCTGACCCATGCTGGACATGCTCACTAGCCCCGAGACCATCGAAGCCGTCGTCGGAACCGTCCTCGTGGCCCTCGGTTTCGCGTTGCGCCTCGTCATCAAGCGGATCGAGCGGGAGATTGAGGCCAAGACGGGCTTCGAGATCGCCGACCGGCAGACGGCCCGCATTCACAGCGCAATCATGACCGGCCTTCTGAAAGAAATCAGCAAGCGCGGGCCGGAATTCAACCTTGCGGACATCGCAGAGCGCGAGCGAGCGATTCGAGAAGCGATCGGCTGGGCGAAGGCTGACGGCGCGGGTGACAGCGTAGCGGCCCGGGGGCTTACCGACCGGCAACTTCAGGTTCTTGCCGAGAGCAAGATCGGGCAAGCTGTCGCGCTGGTGCGAGGCGTTATCAAGTGATCGCCGCCCGGGTGGGCGGTGCTGCGCCGCCGGTCGCTCTACCGGCTACCTGCCTGCAACTGGCCCGGCCCTCACTTCGAGGCGCCGGGCTTTTTTATGCTCAGCCGCGCTCGCCTAGGTCGATGCCGCGCAGCGCAGCGAATCGCCGCAATCGATCCTTCAAATCGGCAAGGAGAACTTTGGGCACCAGAACGGCCTGCGGCTCCTCTGGGATCGACACGCCGCTTAGCGCCCTTGCCGCCTCCGCCAACGCCGTGGCCGTGACGATCTGGGCCTTGAGCGCATCGCGCTCGGCCACCACGGCGGCGTAGTCCGGATAGGCGGCGAATGGCCCGAGCTGCTGGACGACCTTGCCGCCACCGCCACCGGGGCCGGAGTGACCGCCCGAAGTGATCGTCAGCGTGTAGAGTGGGGCCTTGGCGTCATCGGTCATCGTTGTCTCCTAGTCCTGTTATGGGCGCGGTCATCGACGGCCACCAATCAACTCGTCCAACGCCTGCTCGGACAGCCGACTGCGCGTCCGGTGAAGCCCACCGCAGTAGCGGCAGAAGGCCATGCCCTGCCGCATATCGGGGTGGTCGGAGCGGGGCCAGTCTATGTGGCACGTATATTCGGGCAGGCCGCGCCTGCGGTTGGTCCAGCGGCGAAACCAGCCAACTTTCTCGCTCTCGTATGCGACGGGGCGCGGGGCGGTCATGGGCGGCCCTCAATTCCAAAGAACTTCAGTATCAGGTTCTCTCGGGGAGCCGCGTAGTTCTTTCCGCCGGGGAAAATGCGGCAATTGACGTTTGGCTCTTCCCCACGCAGTTCCGAGAACGAAAAGCTACGGTTCGTAGTCTTCACGGACCAATCCTTCACCTCTACTACCGTGTCCTTGCCCGCCGCGATGGTCGTAGCGAATAAGTCAAGGTGGTTCATCTTGACGGCGACGGACCATTCAATCACATCGCCGGGAAGAATGTCCCTTTGAGTAAAGAGCCCGCAACGAACCTTGGGTTTCTTTCCGCCCATCACTCACCCCCCTTCCTGCGCGCGGCAGGGGGCATCCTCATCTCTGGGGATGTCGTCAGGCAGAGGTTCGCCCGAAAGGCGCGTCAGGCCACGCTCACGAAGCCATTGCAGGGATGCCCTGCGTTTGGCATCTGAAACGGATAATGTCTCCAGTCTCGCTTTGTGAAACGCCATTTCCACAACCCGAGGCGACGACGCGTTCGGCAGCATCTTCGCCGCCCATGTCAGATCGTCCCGCTCCATGGCGGCGTCCCGGCGTGCCTCGAATGATTTTGGGTTTCGCATCACTCACCCCCTTCCTGCGCGAGTAGGGCGCGGCGCACTGCCGGCGTCAGGGGCGCGAAGGCCGCCCGCACGATGTCAACGCAGGGGATGATGTCTTGGTCATACTCCAAGTCCCCATTCTCGTCCCACGCCTCCACTCTGACGATCAGGTTGCCTTCATCGATCCAGACCTTGACTCGCATCACTTGCCCCCTTCCTGCGCGCGGACTTTCTCCATCGTTTCGATCCAATCCGGATCGTCTTCCGGCCTCGCCCCGCGATCTCCGTAAGGAAACTCCCCGTTCCAGCCCTCTCCTGACGTAGAGAAGCCCGCGCTGTATCCGGCCCGCCAAGCCTCCGCCCGCACCCGCTCCAGCGCGTCGGTCTGGGCATCGGTGGCAAGGGCGCGGATGGACGGGGATGCAGCGGTAAATCCCATTTCTGAAATCTTAACCGCCGCCGCTTCGTATGCAGCCGCCACGCGGGCGTCGGCTATATCCTTACGGACGTATTCGGTGGCACAATCACGGGCAGCCATCTGCAAATCGACCCATACATGCACCTCGCCGCCCTCGGGGCGTTCGTCGTCCACCCATATCTGTTCTGGCATGTTGGTCATTCTGCACCTCCTTTCAGGGCGGCGCGCCGGGTCTTTTCCTCTGCCATCTTAGCTTCTGCGACCTCCCGCAGCCTCTCCACCTCCGCCTTGAGCGCGTCGCGCTCTGCGAGCGCGGCAATCAAGTCTTCGCGCCGAACATATTCAATCCGGCAGTCTTCTCCGGCCGGCAACCCTTCACACCATGACCAGCCATCATCCGGCAAAAGGCTAATGTAGCGCAGTCGATCAGCCTTGCTTCGTTTCACAAACTTCTTCAATGCATCCGACATCACCACATCCCCCACACCATTGTCACGACCACGGCCACGCCGAGCCAGATCCAGCGGAACACGTTGCGCGGCGGCAGGTCATCGGGGGGATCGTGCAATTCGCAGAGGGCCATCGCGATCCTGGCGGATTGCTCGGGCGTGATGCGCGAGGCGCGCGGATCGTCGGCGGGGCAGTCGAAGTATTGCGTAGCGTATCGCGCGTTGGCGATTTCTTCCGCGTGATTGCGGGGCGTGCCGCAGGGGGCATAGGTCATTTCTTTGTATCCTTGTAGTAAAGCCATGCAATTGCAAGAAACGGCAGCGCCAACGCCATCCCGTTTGAGGCTGTGACCAAGAGAACAAATCCAAACGCCCCGATCATCATGCACGCCCCAACAAGAAAAACGACAGCGAAGTTTTTTTCCATTGCCCGTTCAAGCCATTCTTGAAAATTTTTCATTTTGTCCTCTCATGTCTTTACCTTCTCGCGGTAGGCGGCGACGGCCTCGTCAGCCGCCTTTGAGGCAGCAAGCTGCTGGCCCATGTCCTGACATGCGAGGTCGCGCTCATGGAGCAAAGCCCCGATGGCTTCGTTCGCCGCCAGCAGCGCCTCGGCCATGTCGGGGGCCGACAAAACTAACTGCGTGTTGGCCTCGGCCTCTTGCCCCCCTTGGCCCCTTGGAAAAATTGAAACGGTGATGCCGGAAAGGGAGAGCGGAATGTCCGGCCACATGGGCGCACGTGGCCACGGCCCCGGTGCCGCCCCGTCCTTCGCCTCCCGCAGTTCCTTGATGCTGATGGTCATGGCTTCGCCTTCTCGCGGTAGGCGGCGAGTGCAGCGCGGCCCTGCAAAATGTCATTCACCGTGGCACCATCAAAGCGTTTTCGCAGTTCGACTTCCGCAAAGCCTTCATGCAGAAATGCCTTTAGAGCGCGCGCCGGGCCTTCCGCCGCTATCAGCGCCTCGGCCATATCGGGGGCGAGGTCTGCCAAATCGAAGCGGTCAGCTTGACTATTGCGTTCTACAGTCGCCTTAAGTTCCTTGATGCTGATGGTCATGGCTTCACCTTCTCGCGGTAGGCGGCGCTGGCCCGCCTGTTTCCTTTCGGACGTATTCGGGCAGAAGGCCCATGCAGCTTTTGAAAGCGAGCAGCAACCTCTAGGTAGAGTCGTGACGATCGGGGATCTTGGCTGGACGCGTGCTGGTTGTTCATTTCAGCCTCCGCCTGTGTGACGCTTGTCAATACCCCGGGACATCTGTTTGTCTAGGTCCTTGAATGCCTTGTGTTCTTGCCGCGCTTTGTACTGCATCACCAATTGTAACAGGCGGCCTTTGGCAACAGGACCACCCCTTTTCAGGGTGACAGCGACGTATGTCTTGGATTTCCCGAGAGCCAGACTCGCCTCCGACATAGACCCCCATATGACGCCCCCCATAGCGAAAGGTTTGGGTGGCCTCCCGCCCCTACGGGGTGACTCTTTCGGCGCCCGCCCCTGACCTCTGCCCACGTTGTCTATGGTGCCTCGGTGAAGAGCAGCGTAGATAGTGTTCGGAGCTACCCTCAGTTTCTCAGATGCTTCGCGCACTGAATCATATGTCTTGCCCCTTACGTGTATCTTCATCGTGCTTTATCCCGATCTATACCGATCTATACCGATCTATACCGATCTATACCTCACTATACCACGGCGGAGCGTGTGTGTCAATGGGCCACGTTGGAAGACCCTCTAAATCGCCCTATGACCGCTTCCGCTACGTCTTCTTTCGCTTGAATGGCCTTGATGGCCTGACCTTCTATGGGCGAGCAAACGAAATCATGGTAATCATTTGGCCAGTTCTGGTAAGCGGTCTGGACGCGCGCTTCGATTTGAATACGATCATCGAGGCTATACGTCCCTTCATAAAACACCATGCGGGAGCACCGATCATCGACGGTGCCAGTGAGGTCGTGCCCATACTTTCCACTGGTGGTTTGCAACAGCATCACCCGACTGGAGCGGCTATGGTTAAAGCGCTTCTTTTCGGTCTCTGGGTCACGGTCGTTCTTTTTCATCCACTCACTGGACCGAATGCATGTAGGCTCATATTTCTGGAGTACCTCCATCAATGCATTTCCAGACGGTTTATAATTATACACTACAACCATCTTTTCGCTAGTCTCTTCTAGCATGTCGATGAGTTTCTCCATTTTGGGCGTTTTGCGCGGGTCCTCGATCATCCGGCATTCGCCATCGACATACACGAAGCCGGAGCTGATCTGGGCTAATTTACCGAGCTTAGTAAGGACCAGATCAGCGCTGACCACCTCACCACTATCAAGATAAGCGATCAGGTCCTCGTCCATTTCCTTGTATAGCTTCGCCATCGCGCTGGTCATCCTTAGTCCTTCGATGTGGTAGTCCTCTCCTATGGAGCGACCCCATTGAGCGCGTTTCGCCAAGAAGCTGCAGCTGTCAAGATAGCCCTGCAGCTCTTCTTCATTGCGGGAACCGACGACCTTTTTGCCTTTAAACCCTCCCATCTTGCAAAAACGGTTACGAAAGGAGAAAAAATTCTTCCCATTGAAGCGCCGTATAGCCCGAAGCTGCGCATAAAGATCGTGAGGCCCCTGCGTCATAGGGAGACCCGTCAAACAACGGACAACTCCTGCTTGTGAAGCCAAGTCACGAGCTGCCTTGGACTGCAGAGAATTCGGATTCTTAGTCTTGATGCTCTCGTCCAGAACCAAGTAAACCCGAGACATATCCACCTCATCAAAGAACGCTTTGGTCTTATCTTGCTTAAGCGCCTCGTAGTTAATAGATATGCCGCATGCCCCCTTCGCTGCTTTGTATTCCCTCAAAGCCTGCGCTGCATTGGACGTCTCGTAAATCACCCATGGGCGGTCGAACCCGGATTTTTCTGCCTCTGTGGCCCACCCATTCTTGAAGCTGTTCGGGCACACAGCAACCATCGTGTCTAGGCTATAATGCTTGTTGAACAGCATAGATTCGTTCAGAGCTAGAGGCGTCTTGCCTAGGCGCATCGCCAAGAAATGCCCCCAGCCCTCGTCGGGGCCGTTTCGAAAAGGGCGCACGTTGGGTTCTGCGTCTTTGTGGTCATACATCTTGAACCCATAGTACGAGCGGCGCAGGGCCTCTTCCTGCACCGCTCTCGGTTCCGAGTCCAATAGCCACTCAGGTTTCAAAACTGGCCCTCCGCCATGGCCGGATGATTGTTGGGCCTGACCGAGGCCCTCAGAAAATCTGTGACGAGCTTCTCTACTTGGGGCTTTTCAACGTCGATTTTCAACAAAAGCCAGTATGAGTCAAGCCTATCAACGAGGTCAGCCATTAGCACCCCGATCCCGAACTGATTACCCATGTTGCGTTCTTCTTGCAGGAACGCTATCGCCTCCAGATAATCCGCGCATTTAGCCATAAGCTCGATCTGGCTCAGCTCTTTCGGGTTTTTGCGACCCTTGACAGGAGAAGGCATGTCTCCGGTCACCGCTTCGTCATCGTCATGAGACAACACGTGGTCAATCAGAGCCAGTTTTGTAGAGGGACCCCGATCGGTGAGCGGCCAGTATAAGTCATAAAGCCACATGGCGGTCCGCGTCGCCTGGAAAACATGCTCCGCCACGCTCTGCTGTCGTATGGTCGGCACCACGCACCAGCGAGGCACCATCGAAAGCCTTCGGATTCTATTCAGATCGTGCGACTGCATCGAATTCCTCCCTTGTCAGTTGTAGCGCTCCACGAGTGGCCAGAAACGCCATATTCGCAACATCGCAGCACTCCACCAGAAACTGAAACTGGCCTTCATGTGCCATAGCCTTTTCCGCTTCGGCGAGTTCTCGGCTGCAGAGCGACAGCATATTTACCGGGTTCAAGTCGGATCCTGTCCCCTTGTGGCGGTTGCAATACAACTTACGGACCATGGTATTGAAGAAATACTCTAGATCAGTCCTGTACGGCTCCATTTCGGGCGGCAGCGGGATTTGCAAAGTCATATCTGGTACATCTCCACGTCTTCGGGTTTGGGGCCGAAGCCCAATCCCACGGTGAGGGGTCGAAGCCCGATGACGTCCTTGTAGTCAGAAATCACTTGGTGCAGGAACGGCATTCGATCCTCAGGATTGAGGTAGTTCATGAAGTTGATGAACAGATGTTCTGGACGATTCCAAGCAACCGAGGCCTTGAATTGCTGACGCGACCACGTAAACAACCTGCGGATTTTCTTCGTCACGGTCGTTATCTCGGGCTTCTGGCCGATCGATTGCCACGATATCTCTTGCTGGTCCGAATACATCGGCCCAGAGGAACCCGCGACCCGGATGGGGAAGGTTCGGTAGACCGCGATGGCCTGATGATAATCACGAGGATGCAGCCCTGCGTCGGTAAGAGCCTGCTGCACCGTGCAGTCTCGGCTTGTGCAGTACGGATAAAACCCTCCTGCATTCAAACTCAAACTGAACCCCTGCGACACTTCGACGAACTGGGGCGCCTTGCGACCGAGTCGGATGGCGTACTGCACCCCCGCGCCCTCCAGTGCCGCGACGTGTTGGGAAGCAACAGCGAGAGGCTCTCGCATCACCTTGGCCGCGATCGCTGCCCCGACGCCCTTGCCAGTCGAGCCGATTCTTTCGTGCATCCCGGTTTCATGGCGAAGGGCACTCTCAGTGACCACAGCGGCGTTGGGGTGTACCCTGACGATGATGTTGGTGCCGTGTTGACTAATTTCTCTGGTCAAGATCGAGGGGTCAATCACCGCTCCTGCGTTGAGAAGAACCTCGATGGGCGTATTGCGATGCCGAGCCGCAGCGACGGCGAAAGAAGGCAGCTGTTGCAGCACGACCTTCTTGCCACCAATGAAGCTGGTGTGTCCCGAATTCGGGCCTGCGTTGCTGGTGACCCGGTTGGTTGCGTAGGGCATGTTCTCGCCCATAAGCGCAGCGACGAGTCCCTTCCCCGTGCTACCATACTGGCCGTCCACGAGAAAATTCGCCCCTTCGGCCAGATACCCTTCATGGGTCAAGGCCTGACAGTATTCATGCATCTTTGTCTCCTGTGTGTTCGGGCACGAGGCGAGCATACCCGGCAATGTCGTCCCAACTGTCTTTGAACAGCGGGTCTCCGTTGACGATGCGTCCGATCTTATGGGCAATCATGTCTAGCGCTTCAAGAACCACAGCCTGATCTTTATAGCTCAGGTCATCGAAGCGCTCATTTTTGTTCAAATGACGCTGACATGCCCTCTTGATGGACTGTGTTGCGTCAGCGTGGCCCGAAAAGGGGCCATAGTTTCTGCCCCTTTCATTCAGGATTGACCTCAGTTCATCGTCGCTCATTCTTAACTCTCCATTTGTTGCACAGCTTTTATTGCCATGCGGGTGACGTCGTATTTCTTGCCGGGAACGTAAGGGTGCCAGCCCGATAGAGGATCGTACAATTTTTCGTTGCTGACGTCAAAAAGAGCCACCTGTGTGGCTCGCGCCTCTGGTCCCCCCTTCACCACAGCCAAGAACACCAGACCGCCCGCGTCCTTATACCGCTTGCACTCGTATACTTGTTTAGCGGTCATAGGGTTCTTCTGTCCCAAGCTGAGTATAGGAATGTGCTTGACCTCAATCAAATGGACGCCTATTGTCGGCAGACAACACACCAAATCAGGCACCCCTATAAGCCACTCTGAGGCCCACTTGTGCGCGTGACCACCCACTAATCGGTAGCTGTCGATCAAGTGATCCTGGAACTTCAATTCTTTTCTGGGAGTCTTCGCCATCACACCCCTGCTATCAGCTTGATTTCTTCTTCGCTGTACTGGGTGAACTCGCTTAGGCCTTTCTTGCTAGCCAGCCACGATTTGACGCCCATCACGCACGCCATGTCGCCGTCGGGTTCGTGCAAAGTCTGCGAAGTAGGCAACCATAGGGGTGCTTCCCAATAGTGGCCTTGGAACAGAACCCCCCGAGCGGTTCGCTGGAGGACCACTCCTTCGAATACAACATATTCATAGCCCATCAGTCATCGACTCCGAATGTTGCCTCGCACCAGTCGCCGCCTTCTTCGCCCTCCATCACGAAGGGCACAGAGAGATTGAACGGTTCTTCCTGCACTTGCTCCATGCGGTGCACCATGTGTTCGAACAGCTTCCGGGCCTCGGGCGTGTCCTGGTATTGTCCGTTGTAGGAGTCGTGCACGGTCATGTGAACCTGCACGATGTCACCGTTATCTTCGCAAAGCCGATCCGCTTCGAGTAGCTTGTACTTCACGATGTCGGCGTTACTACCCTGAATGATCTTGCTGACGCCCCGGTACGCGAAGCGGCGATGCTCCAATCTGCCTCGGCGACCGAGAAGAGTGTGGACATATCCCCGGTTCTGCAGCCTCGTCTTGGCCTTGTCTTGGAACTGACGGATGCCTGGATAAGCGGCATACCAATTGTTCCACATGATGCGTGCCTCGGCTTCGCTACAACCCATATGGCCAGCCAACGCGCGAACCTGCATTCCAGTGAGGATGCCCATGTTCATCCTCTTGGCCGTAGGGTCTCTTTCGACGCCTAGCAGCTTAGCTGTGACCGAGTGTGCGTCCACGAATGGCTCCGAGTTGTAGCCGTCGAGCAGATTGGGATCTTGCGAGTAGTGAGCGAACAAACGGGGTTCACACTGAGAATAGTCCCGCTCCCAAAAGATGTACCCCTCATCCGCAACGAACAATCGCCGGAACGGTTTGGCCACCTCCTTCACGCGCTTCGGAACCTGCTGTAGGTTGGGCGAGTTGCAGCTGAACCGACCCGAAATGGTGCCCATCTGGTCGCTCTTAAGCTGGTTGAGCGTGGCATGGACCCGGCCCTTGAACAAATGGCGCTCTTCGAGAGGTCCAACAAACGAATTGAGAAGGTTACTAGCGCGACGAATGTCGATGATCGCCCGCCCTGTGTCGTGCTTGGACAGCCACTTCTCAGTGAAAGACGGATTGCCTCGCTCGGTCGTCGGCCAGTCAGTGTGACCCGCCGCCTCCATCGCCTCTTTCATCATCTTGGGGGACCGGACGTTGAAACCCACTGGGAACTTCGTCAGCAATTCCCGGATGCGCGCCTCCGTGGCTTGGCGCAACTGGTCAATCCGATCTCGATCAACCCGTATGCCCCGGCGCTCCATACGGAACACCGTCCAGATCAGATCATTTTCGAGGTCCGTCACCAACTGGAGGTCTTCTTCCTGCAGCTTCTGGACCTGCGACTGATACAGTTCCCACGTCGAGACGCCATCGCCCGTAGCGTAATCGTAAGCTGTAGGATCGTTGCCAGCGATGCGCCAGAAATACTGCATGCTGCTCCGTTCCGCCGGACCACCGAAATTGGCCGACAGAACGTTATACAAGTCTTGTCCTAGCTTCGCCGTGACGCCATGAGTCTGAGCACAGGAATCGAGGCTGAATGACTTCGTGTATTCGTCCAGAAGCGCCTCTTGCAGCTGGGTGCATGCCATGCGGCGACCAAGGTAGATCCCGGCGTTTGCAGACATGTGGCAGTCGAACTTGATGTTGTGACCGATGATCCGGCCCTTCGTCGTAGGTCTGGCGGCGAATGCCTTACCCAGCGCGGTCTCGAAACGGGACGGAGTGATAGGGTCTGTGGGCGTCTGGAGCGGCTTGACGTCGTCCAGTAGGTTTCCCCCGCCCCCGTGCCGCACCGGCACGTATACGACGTCCTCCTGCCGTAGCACCCCATCTTTCCCCGGAGCACCTAACACATACCCCACGGGGTTGTTGAACCTCCAGTCCACCCCACTCGTTTCGGTGTCGTAAGAGATATCATGTGCCTCCGCTGCGATGCGCAGGGCCTTATCAGCATTCGCTGCCAGATCGATCATCAAATCAAGCCTCTGTTGTGGGCCTCGCAGACGGCAATAGCCTCTTCTTTTGTGAAGGAGACCCCCTGCACCGCCGCGACCGGACGAATCATCCAGTCTCTACAGGCAGAATGGCCACAAGGACAGGGGATCGGCTCCCACTCGCCACTCGGCAACACAGTCTCTTTCGCGTCGCCCTCGGCGTCGGCCTCCATGGCCTTCTGAATGACATGGTTGGGAACGTGTTCGAACCTGCCATCCATGAACTCGGTCGCAGCCCGATGAATGATGGTGCTGTCCCCATTCAAGGCCATATACGAAACAGACGCCACCCATTCCGACTCTAGACGCCCTCCGCCGACCACGACATAAAGACCGTTGGTCTTGCGGTGCCGCCACATACTCCCTGCTCTGGGTAACATCAGATCAGGCCCTCCCGCTCCGCGATCCATTCTGCGATTTCGATCGTCGCATCTTTGTCGCGGGTGACTGACCCCCTGATCTGGCTCTTCGGAATCCAGACGGCGCTGGTCACCTGCCCATCGGGCGACAGCAAAGCTGCCTTGGTCGTCTCAGCGTGGCAATGCACCTGCACCTCGACGTATTCGGTTTCTTTGCGATAACGGGTCACAGCAAAAGCCTCCCTTTCTGAACGACGATGGCGGTGCCGAACATCTCAGTGGCGTCAGTTCTATCGTGGCCCTCGGCGTAATAGAACTCGCCAGCGTCGACGTCTTCCACCTTCATGACAGGTTCCCCGGACCCCCTGACCGCCTCATAGATCGCGTCTATGGCGGCATCAAGATTACGGGGGTGAGGCAGCCCTTCACGGGCCACCTCCTTCAAGATGCGCGCCACCTCGTCGCGCGCTTCACCTTCGAAGGCCATTAGAACTTGCCCTCGCCGTCGTCGTGGACGACGGGCTTCTCGTCGGTCGACGCCTCGTCACCGATCTTAACGGTCGCCAGCGACCCGGCGTGTTCCATTGCCATATTAAACAGCGCCTCGTCCTGCACGAACCCACCGCTTCGGAAGCTCCAGTTCTTGAAGTCGCCGCTGTCGCTGGTCTCGTTGACGCTGACCGCCTCGAAGATGAGGCCCTGCAGGGGACGGCCCTGCGACTTATGCAGGGTGATCTTGTCGTTCAGGCCCTTCTTCGCAGGCTTGATCTGCGATCGGGCGAGGCTGATGACCGCCGGGCCGTATTCGAGGTGGTCGGGCAGAAACACAAGGTAGTCGTAGAACAGCGTCGCGGCGGGCGGCGAGTCTTCGTCGTCGGGGTTGTAGGTGCCCCACGAGGCGAGGCCGGACTTCTGCACGTCCTTGTCAACAATCTCCCACGTCACCGGCTGCTTGACGCCCTTCAGCTTGACCGACCACTTGCCGGTGCGGTCCCACGTCACGGCGTCGTCGGCGCGAGCGAGCACCCCCTGCCCATCTTCGAGCGGCGCGGACAGCAGGTACTTCTTCCGCCGGTCAGCGATCACGAAGCGGAAGTTCGGGCCGACGGATTCATCAAGGCCGGTGAACCAGAACTCGCCGGACTTGGCGTGGTCATACGCCTCCACCTCGGGGCTGATCCCCTGCAGCAGCTTGATCCGGGGGATAACGACGTCGGTCGCATCGAAATTGTCGCTCCCCTGCGACCCGCGCCCCCGCATAAAAGCAGGCATCTGTTCGGACGCGCCCTGCGTCGTCACCAGTTCTTTCTTGTCGTCAGCCATGGTCGTTTCCTTTCGGGTTGTATGGTTCTAGGCCGATGGTTTTGAGGTGGTCGCGGAGTTGATCTTCGCTGAGGGTCTCGGCTTCGAAGCGACGTATCTGCGCCACGACCCTGCGGGACCTCCAGTCAATCCACGGGGTGATTTCACGCGGCATGTCCCTCCACGCCGCGTTCAGTTCGTCGATTGCCGCCAGAAAGCGGGCGGTGCGATCAGGGACGACTTCGATGTCATCGTCCCTCATGAGGGCGGGGATGCGGAGCCTCATTTCGGGTTATACTTCCGAACGGAGATGGTCTTGTAGGTGTTGACCCGCACCACATCTTCGGGTGGATCGACCCCCTCTTCGAGAATCTGGCTCCGAACGAACGCCGAAAGGGTCGACGCGTTCACCGTCTCTTGGATGATATCACCCTGCCCGATGCTCCGGAGCCACTCGAACCCGGCCTCTTTGTTGATCAGCGACGCAGACATCTTGCTCTGCACCGAGAAGCTGTGGCCGACATCGGGTAGGCGCACCATGTCGGTGTCATTCGCTTCCATGCGCGCGGGCAGAACGGATTTGTCGAGGTGGTTCTTGACGTGGTAGAGCCGCTTCGCCACGGCATCCATCACCTCGTGCGCGGTGCGGGCATAGAAGAACGCGCGGGCGACTTCGCTCATGTCGATGGTGGTGTCGTCGACGGCTTGGTCCACCCAACGTTCGAGTTCTTCGATCTGGGCGATCAGCTTGGGCGCGACGGCCTCGATGCGCTCACATCCGGCCTTGAATTCCTTGCTACTCATCGTTCTCTCCTAGTTATGGTCTCTCGGACCTGACTCTACCATACCACACGCCGAGCAGGCACACAATCCCCTACGTAGGAAGGGCTATAGGGCACTCTTTCCCCGGCGCGCGGGGCCATATGTACATACCGCCTAGCACCGCTACCGTGGCCCGGGAAAGGTGGACCTGTGCGCGGGCGCGCAGGCACCGGGCATGTGATGGGCTCTAGAGTGCGTAGGCGCACCGCGAGCATATGCACCAGCGCACAGCTATACGGTGGTACGAGCACCAGCGTGCGCGGGCGCACAGGCACCGGGGCGGGGCACTGGCCGGTCACTCTATCAATACCGGGTCTTGGTGCGGATTGTTCAGCGCATACTCGATCATCCGGATGTTTGCTGCCACTCCGATCCGCGCCCCGCCCTCTATAGTCTCGCAGTAACATTTGAGCAGATGAGGCCAGAAATTGATTACGTGGCCATTCACCTTGGCCTGAATGTGCCACGGGGCGAGCTTGACGTTGGGGTACCGAAAAGGGACCATGATCCTGTAAGGATTCAGGACCATGGACCGAAACTGCTCCACATTCCGCGCCTGCTCCGCGTCGCCGGGCTTGTGCCACATTGGGGCTTTCTTAACCATTGATCGGTCCCTCCATGACGTAGTAATATTCTTCCCGGAGAACGGCGTACAAGGCCATTTCGTGTGCCATCCTCTTGAGTCGGGCTGCTTCGTTCGATGCGTTGGTGGAGGCAATCTCCGCCTCCATTTGAGCGTACTCGCCCCCGGTGTACCCCAAACAAGCAAGGGCTTCTTCGTCCTTCTGTTCGCTCTGTCGCTTGAGCATACGCACCGCATTCTTTAGATGCGTCACGTCCATACTGGACCACAGAACAACTTCGCCCTCTCGGGTTTTCCACTTATTCCTGCCGAGAACTGCCATCAACTGGTGTTTCTGCCTGCCATTGGCCATTACTTGTTCCTTTCGCTGAGGACCAAGTTTGTCAGAGCCAGCTTCGTGGGGAACGACCGGCACCGAATTTTGTTGCCCTTGCGCTCGATGTACTTGTATCGAGGGTTGACCAGTGCGCCCTTGTCTACAAAATACTGTACCATGCGGGCTGCGGTGATCCGATGGCCGGGCAGCCGAGCATACTCTCTATTATACTTCTCGACATACACCGGGTAGTGGACGAACTCAGGCCAGCCCCCGGCCTGTGCAACGCTCGCGTATTTCCCATCACCCGCCATGCGAAACGAATGATGAATCGTACTGACGTTAAGTAGCTTGAAGGACCCCTCTTCCAAGAGGTCCCCCAGAAATTCAATGAATTCGTCTGATACGCGGTGCTCTCTCATCCCGAAATCTCCATAACAGTCCCCAGCGTAGCGAGGAACTTCTTCGCGGTGCCGATGTGTTCGGCAGGCATCCGAGCAATCAAAATCTTCGTCTCTCCGGCCTTCTTGTGGCGCTCGAAATAGACGCCCTTCGCGGCCACCTCGGTGGTGAGGACACACTCGCCCGTGTTGATATTCTTGCGCAGTGCCCCGGGAGTCAGACCCAAGACTTTGGCGGTCTGAATGACTCCGATGTCGTTGATCAGCTTGCTGAGGTAGACCGGAGCGACATGGGGGCGATTGCGAGTAGCGGCGTCGTTTGTCGCCGTCACTGCTTTCCGCAGGTCCGAGATAGACATGCCGAATTCCTCCACGATCGAGCGAGCAAAATGCCCATCGGCCCTGCACGGGTTGCCGGGGCCGTCGTGGGGCGGGGTCCCATCGAACATCGCCAGTTTGTCGATCGCACTCTTTTTCTGTTTCTCAGTCAGCACGGTGTCTCTCCTGTGTTGTGGGGGTCAGTCCCCCACACCCACTATACCACACCCGTGGTACTGGTACAATATACCAGATACGAAAAGGCCCTGCCTCCGTTGGAAAGCAGGGCCTGTTGTGATCGACGACTGGCGCGCGAATTACGCGGCGTCGGCGGTCTCTTCCGAGGCGGGGGCCGGCGGCTTGATCTTCTCGCCGTCGCGGGTCTCGGTCGGTTCATCCGGTGCACCGATCGAACCGAGGTATTCCGCCGGGGCGCCGACCCATTCTCCGTTGACGTAGAGGCCGTGCCGCTTCTTCACATTCGCGCGCAGCGAGTTTCCGAGAGTCATCCGAATGCGACCAGCGGCGTTCTTGCGATCGCGCTGCGCCTCCATGTCGGCGGTGTCGATCTTGTTTTCCTGGCACAGGCCGAAGAAGGAATCGAGGTTCAGCTTGGGCTTGCCGACAGTCTTCGTCTGCGTCTCCGTCTTGCCAGTATCCTCGCCGGTGTCGGGGTCCTTGATCGGCACCTCGACGTCCTTCGTGGTCTGCTCGTAGCACGCGCCATTGATCTGCTCGCCGAGCCAGTCCGGCTCTTTGTAGCGATCCCGGTACTTGGGGTCGATGATCGAGTTCGCCTCGGTCTTGGGGGTGTCGTTTTCGTCGGGCATAGTAGCCTCCTTGGGTTGGTGTGCGACATAACACACGGTGTCTGCTTGTCCACTATAGCACACGGGAGGCTGCGTGTCCATACCTCCCGTGTGAAAGGGCGTCAGTCTCTCTGAACGTAGGACACCACGAGCGCCCGGAGCAGGTGGTCCTGCATTTGCCGACTGTTGTCCTTAAGGTCCCTGTGCTTGTGGAGCCATTCCTCGTAGATAGTACCGACGACTGTCTCCATCCCGAACTCGAAGGACTGCATCGAGACGTAAATCTGATTGCGTCCCCGATGGTAAAGGCCGAGGACGTTCTCACCGCACGTCTTCACAAACTCCAGTTCGTCGCGCTCCACAGTGCAACCCATCTTCTCCAGAAAGCCCATCGCCTCGTCCAGCATCGCCTTCTGACGCTTGGTCAGCTGCGCCGCAGGAAACTGGGCCTTGTCCTGCCTGTTCTTCTCGACCATGTACCGGGCAGAACGCGAAGCACGGGCGTCCTTGTAGTACTTCTCTGCCACCTTGTAAAAGGCGTCGCTCGGCGCGGAGCAGTACGAAAACTCGAGGCTCTGGTCCCACGCGTCGCCGCCCTGCAGGAGTTCCCTGTGGAACTTCTCGTCATCGATCTGGGGCAGTTCGCGCCCGAGAACATACTGGGCATCGAACATGCTCTTGATCGTCCGATCTTCGGTCAGCTCCATTTGCCGCGTGAAGTTGTACGTGTGCGTGGTCCCACCGGGAACCTTCGCCACACGCACTCCGCGATAAAACAGGTAGTTGCTCGGCCCTTCGTGTACCTCAATACTCTGCGTCGAGAGAATCGGATCGGTCTGAATAAAAATTTGGTGGCGATCGGCGTGCACGACATCGATAGTGGGTCCGTTCACCTTGATCACAGTGCCGCTGTTCTCCGGGACATTCTTAATGCGATCGCAGATCACCCCATCTTCATCGAGAACATTACTATAAAGTTCGCGATACGCCTGCCACACTTCCCAATTGCGCCCCAGATCAACGGTGAAGGCGAGCGCCTCCTCATTCATGAAAACGCGAAGCTTCGTCTCACCCCGGATTTCGACCTCGCGGGCAGTGAAGACGAATTCCTCGCCGTCGCGCTCCATGATGATCGTGTGTCCAGTGCGGAGCAGCGTGGCAATGGCATACTTGAGACCGGTGCCGAAATAACCGATGGCGTCGGTCTTGCTCTTTACCGACACGCCCATGACGCGGATCACGTCCATGTCGATCGGTTCAACGTTCGCGAAGTAAACTGGCATTGGGTGTCTCCTATGTGACGGGCTGTCCTGCCCTATCACCACTATATCACATCGCGCGGTAGCGTACAATATGTCTCGTCAGAAAGCTAAGCCACCCGCCCCCATACCGCATGGAAGTTACAGGCGCGCCTGTCCGTTGAAAAGACCATCTCGGGCGTGAGGCGCTTCATTGCCCCCTCCAGCCTCGGGCGGCGCTAAAGGCCAGCCCTCTGAAAGCGAGGTCGTTGGACGTAACTTGCGCCACGCCTCCGTAGGTGTTGGCCATCCATTCAGCGTGTTTTTTGGCCTCGTCCAGATCGGTGAATCCAGTGCTCATAGCACTCGTGGCAGCCTTGTGTCGAACCCAATATCGGGTGATATCCATCAGAGGCTCCCCCAATAAACGGTGCCGGGGCGCCCTTCCTCGAAAGCTTCGAGCGCCCGGTCGGCGCTGGCGCGGTAGCCATCATTGACGTTTCTCGGCGCGGTGTAGGTCGTAGATTCCGGACCGTCGAGCGACATGTAGTGCTCGTCTTCGGCCCTCTGGAAAGCCATCAGCGACGCGGGGACATCCATGACAAACTCCCGGCGGTACTGGGTGCAGTCGCAGTCCATGCCCTCCACGATGACGCCGATCTTTCCCTCCACGGCACGAGTGGTGAAAATCACAGCGTATGCGCCGCGCTCATTGATAGTGTGGTGGACGGGGCGCAGGGCGCGGACGGCCTTGCGATTCTCGAACCGTGCTCCGTTGCGGCGGGCGCGCTTGACGAACTCAACGATGTCCATGTCGTAGTCTCCCTCGCCCATCATAGGTCCAACTCTTCTTGATATGCCCCGAACAGGACGAAGGCAACGAGCCGGGTGGTCTGGCAAAAGTCTGTCCACTTGCAAATGAGCCACAGACCGGTGTCGGTCGGCGCGATGGTATCGAGGCCGCGCATGCGATCGAACTCTAATTCGCAGCGCAGGCAATAGACGTCATGCTCAGTGCCGCCTTGCATTCGAAGCTGGTACTGCCAGAAGTCCCATTCGTGCTTGGCGATCCGGTAGCGCTGCTTAATGCCCATCACAGCGCCCTCGCCCACCGAGACCCCACTGAATGATGGGTGCCCATGTTACCACGGCCACTATCCAGCTGTACCTTAACGGTGCACCCTTTGTGCCACGCCGGGCCGAATCCAATGATGGTGCCCTCGCCTCCATTGACGTTGATAACAATGACCCGCTGTCCAATGTGGAAACCGCAGGCTTCTTGGCGTCCGTCCGTGGGGAACTTAATCGTCTCTAGCATGTCGTAGTCTCCCGTGTTATCGTAGGACTACTATATCACATCGCGCGACGGTGCACAATATGTCCCGTTAGAACCCTACCTCCTTGACCTTGGCTTCGGGCTTGTGGTCCTCGATGTTGTCCACGTCCCAACGTTTCTGTTCCTCATACTCCGCCTCGCTGATGTACTCTTTCGTGTAGAGATATCGCGCGATGGCCTCTCGGCGCGGGAACTCAAGGACGCGGCGGCGCTTACCATCAACAGTCTTCGGTTTGCTCACGTCATCGACGATCAGTCCGTTCTCGCGGAAAAATTGAGCCAGCTGCTGCGCGTTCTTGTGCCCATGGCTCCTCTTTCCAAGGAAGAAGTTATGAATGTCCGCGAGGCTATCCATATGCGCGACGACTGGCCACTCCGAAGCCGTGGTTTCAAGCGAGCGATATCCGCCCGAAGGACGCAGCGTCGCTGTGGCGGTTTGCGCGGTGTCCATGTGCGCGAATGCCGCGAGGGGGTGCTCGGACTGGATCATCTTCATTAGGAATTTGGCGGTGTCGTCCAGCGAAGATATGACGTTCTGCCTCTTCACCTCCGTGTCGTAGCTGGTCTTTATCATGCTTTTTTCGTACTCGTAGTCCGCGAACCAGCGATGCAGCTTGGCGAGGTTCTCCTTGCTCTCCCCGAAGCGGACCAGCTTGCCAAAGAACTTAAGCTTCTGTTCCTGTGACGTGCTCTTGTTCTTGCTCGCGTATTTGCTGTTGACCTCGATTACCGTGTAGCGCCTGTCGCCTTGGTCGAGGTGCGCCACGTCCGTCATCTGGTTAGAGCACAGCAGATATCGTGTGTGGCTCTCCATTTCATACTTGGGGCGGTTCTTCTCTTCATAGGTCCGGTATTTCCGGGTGATCCTGTCTTTGAGGATGTTCGCCACCGCGATCTGTCTCGCGTTCGTGACTTCTTCGCCCAGAATGACGAGTTTACCCGAGTGCATTTCGTCGAAACGCGTCGCTAGCTCCTGTGTCCCGCTCACCCCGAGGCTGTGGCGGCGTCCGATGATGGGATTGAGGAACATCTCGAATAGGATAGATTTGCCCGCACCCGGCTCTCCAACTAACACCAGCGCGGTGCCGGGTTTGTTCGTCGGATCAGCGAAGATGTCCGCCAGCCACGCCATTACCCACTCATATACTTTCTCGTCCTCGCTGCAAATTACCTCCCACACGTAGTTGCGGAAGACCTCTACATCAGAGTCCGGAACTGGCTCCGGGTGCGGCGGGATTGCCCATCCTTTCCAGCGATTGAGCACCGGGATCAGATCTTCCTCGTCGTGCTCGTGATAGACTGCTCCTTCTCCGGGGTTCAGTCCCACCCTCGCCACCTTGGTCTTGCGTGAAGACTCTAGGAACACCTCGGCCAGCTTCACCTTGGTTCCGTTCGCGGCGGTAAGATAGTGCCCTGCGAGTTCGGCTCGGAGTGATGGCGTGTCGAGCATCCACACGTCGCCTCGTGTCTTGGCGTCAAAGTAAGTCGTGGTGTTCGCATAATGGATGAACCTCTCAAACACCGCATCCAGCTGCTGCATTTCGTCCGTGTTGACGAGCAAGGAGTACAGCAGCCCAATGATGTCGGGGTCGCCCGTCAGTTCCTTGATCGTCGAAGCGCCAGACACCGGGGACCCAGCCTCTGCCTTATCCCACGTTTTTTCGAACGTCTTGATCCGCATGTAGAAATCAGATTCGTCGTCGTAGCGCTCCGCGATGTAGCGCATAATCGACAGCGCATCTTCCTTGTCGAAGAAGAGCCCCATGGCCCCGTCTTCGGCATAAGTCGAGGCCCTGTGCATGAAACCCGACAGCGCCATGCACATTTGGTTGCGCTGCCCCTCAATCCAGTGCGGTTTCATGGTCGCGCACAGCGCTGCGAAGCGAACCCCGTTCACGATGCGTTCGATACTTGTCTGCGCAAGCGTTGTCTTGGCAGCCCCTAGGTTATCCCATAGGTATGCTTCGCCCGAAGGGTGGAGGGACCCCGGCATGATGCTGTACTGTCCAGATTTCTTCTCCCCGCCTCGTATCTCCGTGGCTATCTCAGGTTTGCCCTGTATTTTGCCAATGAACCCGTAGAGGCTGGGATCGAAATGTGCCTCCATCCCGTTCAACTGGTAGAGCCGGTGAGTGCGCAGCCGCGAAGCCCTGCCCCATACATGCGGTGTCGGAGGCAAGAAGTGGTCCAGCGCCTCGATCATGTCGGGATTGTCCGTGTCGACATCCACATCCACGATGTCGCCGCAAAGATGGACGCCTATGTTGTCGCTATTGGAGAGCGTCTCTGCAAAGATGACCTCAGATTTGGTGGCGTCGTTGGATTTCGGGTCCCAGCGCTTGTATCCGGGGTCCTTCTGTCCGACCGGGGTGGCGACCGCCAGCGCCCCTGCCGCCTTGAGCACTTCTACCGTGGTGCGCTTGTGTTCAAAAAGTACGTCGTCCTGTGTTGGTTTGTTCATCGTTCGGCCCTGTGTGGTGCCCTGCTACTATAGCACAGGCGTGCGCGGCGTGTCTAGTGATCGCGTGAGAAATAAAAAGCCCCGATCGCTACACAGGCAAAGCGATCGGGGCTAGTGTCGCGGCTGGGCAGCAGCGCCGCGAGAGAAGGCAGACTGCCAACACGGTGTAGCAGCCCCAGACCCCTACTATAGCACAGGAGAGAGAGTGCGTCTAGTACCAGTGTGGGAAGAGGTGAGGCAGGTGGTAGGCTACGCAGCGACGACGGTGCACGAGGACCCCATTTCGGTTGCGCCGGGTATAATCGTACACGCGTTTCGGCAGGTCGGGATACAGCAGCGCGGTTTCCTGTGCAAACAGGGTGCGAGTAAAGCTGCAATTCAAGAACGAAACGGCGGCGTCTGCCAGCGCCCCGTAATACACGTACATCGGATCAGTCGGGTGCACTTCGCCATCCCGGAGCGAGAGAGTGGTGGGATCGAAATACTGGTAGAACGAAAGGAGGCGAGTCCGGTAGTAGCCGTTTTTGTTGCGCACAGGGACACGACGCGCGACAGACTGGAGTCGCCGGGGCGCAACGTTCAGAGCCTTCGAAACGGGGACAGCCGGGCACGCATTTACCAAGGGGCGCACCCGGCTGTACGGCACTATTTTCTTGTGATTAAGCATGGTTGGTGCTCCTCTTCCTCGTGTATTCCGGCAGCGACGACGCTGGAGACCTGCTCCGAAAGAGTTGCATAGTGAAGGAACCACCCGGCAGAAGCTGGCGTGGACGCCCGAATATGGCGAATAGTTCCATCGGTGAACGTCACCTTAAAGAGGAACATGGTCCTAAACCCTTTTTGTACCTACGACGACTAAAACACGGGACGGGGCGACCTGTCAACCCATGGCGAGGGAAAGAGTATGCTGCAGGCGCAGCATGTGGGGGTGTACACCTAGTATGTACACATGGGGTGTACGCCCCCACAGCTAGCGTTATATCAGAGGTGTGCGTGTGCGGCTGGTGTGCATGGCAAGAGGGCTAAGGCGCGGAGGTTTGTTACAACTTCCGTTTACTAGGTGTACGCCTATGATGGGGCATGAGGTGTGGGGGTGTACACCCTAGGTGTGCATGGGTAGGTGTGCATGTATGTGATAGCGGCTAGAGGCCGTAGGGACGGGGCGGCGCGGCAGACCGAATGCGGGGCACGCACACCACGTACACCTCTCCCCCCCTCACTAGGAGAGAGAGGGGGGAGAGAGTGGTCAAAAAGTTTTTTATGGGGGGAGGTATGCCCGCAGGTGTACATGGTGTGCGTGGTGTAACGCTGCAGCGCAGCACAGGAGTGCCTTCGGGGCCGGGGCAGAGCGCCCTTTCGACCGTGCGCCACCCCGCCAAACCCCACACGTCTACGCCGTCGCTATTCGGTCTTTGCGCCCTGCGTCGCTAGAAAGCAGTGCCCCATTCACCCCTAGGTTTCAGACATGCCTCTGATTCCGCCGCTAGCGGTCTGAGTTTCGGTTCTAGGTCGTCATGGAAGTGTTCTGCCACCCGGTTGCCGTACTACGTCGTGCCCGACAGGCAGATTCCGCTTCTTCTTTGGGTGCCTCTTGCGGTCTTCTTCGACCTCGGCGGAAACACGCTGCCAAAGATACCGGGCGAGTTCGTCGGCCACTTGCTGTCGCCTATTCGACCCTTCTTCGGCGGCGTAGAAGGCTTCCCGGAGGCGTTGCTCCTCCGGGTCGCTGCATGGTAGTTGCCTCCGTCCGACCATCGTCAGTGTACCTTTGCGATTTCTTGCCGCAGGGCGGCCAAACCATCGAAAAAAGCGTCGCCTGTATAGATGACCACCGTGGCGAGGGACATCGGCCCCTCTTTGTGCTCGATTTCCTCGGGGTCGAGTAGTTCTTCGACGAGGTATTTGCTTTCGTCGTTGCCCTCTCGGAGGAAAGCATCCATGTCAGTGACGACAAAAACTCGGTCGTCGCGGGTGCGTAGGTATATCCAGATTTTGGCGTCTGGGGTCCCGAGGATCGTGCACTCAGGGAAAGCCTCGGATATTACAGTTTGCATTTGGTCGTCTCCTGTGTGGATGGTGCCCTAGTCTAACACGACCGGGGCACCGGGTCTAGTTTATTGTGTGGAAAGGATGCCGCTGAGCAGTGCGGCCTCTTGGTGCTGGGTGGTCCTCGGGTGCACGCGGATTTCGCCTTGCAGGTCGATGCAAACCAGTGGTCCCGCGCCGTTGGAAACCACAAGGATTTCGTGCATCGTGCCGCCGTGCTCCTTCGTCACCCGGACTCTTTCGCCCAGCGCTTCGGTGGCGTGTTGTTTCAGCCAGTCTCCGTCGCGCTTAGGCATGGGAAAACCTCCAGCCCGCGTTGCACGCGGCAAGCAGATCGAGGGAAAGATCGCCGGTGCGCTGCGCTGCCGGGTCGATGTTCTCGATTTCCAGCAGGGCGCGGGCGAGTGCGTCGCGACGGGCAGCCCTTTCGCTGCTGCCCAGCCCGCCGAAACACATCGTGGTGCCATCGGTTCCTTGCACGTCCACGTGGGACTCGTAGGTGCGAAACATGGGGGTGTTCTCCTGTGTGGCGTGGTGTGGTTTCGTCTTAGGCAAGGGGGACGTAGTAGACGGGTGCTTTTGCGTCGTAGTAGCCGACGACGGTTTCGTTGCCTCGATGGTCGTAGGTCCAGACCTCGTAGAAAGGACCATCCGGTCCTTCCTGCTCGTCGACCCACGCAATCGGGTGTGCGTTTCCATTTTCGTCGTGGATTCGGAACTCGGCTTCGTTCCATCGATCTTCGTATTCGGTGTCGGTGTCGGTATCGCTCGCGCCCGGCTGGGAAAGATAGACTTCGGCGATGGTGGTCTGCCGCATCGCAGCAAGCAGCTGCGCCCGCGCTTCGTTGTAGGCGGCAAGCGTTTTCGCGTAGGCGTCGCGCTCGGCCTTGGGCGCGGGAAGGGCAATAAGGATGGACATCGGGTGTTCTCCTGTGTGTTTGCTCTGGCTCGTCAGCACCGGTAGAGCAGTCCCGGTGGACGGGGCGGTGGGTGTGCCGCCCCGTTTCGCCTCACTCGGCCTCGGGCTTGCCGGGCAGCGCCTCTTCGGCGGCGGCGATCGCCTTGCGCTCTTTGGCGAGCCACTTAGCGTGCTTGGCCTGCAGGTCGGCGATTGCGGCGGGAAGCTCGGCGTGCTCGACCGGGGTGCCGTCGCCGTGGCGCAGCGTCTCCGAGATGGCCACGCGCTTCTCCAGCACCTGCCGCCCATTCATCCGGTAGCGCCCGACCCAGCCCTTCTGACCCGATTGCGGGAGGCTCGCCCACTTGCCGACGCGCTCCACGCCATTCGCGTCGAGGATCGCGTCAAAGGCGGAGACGTCCAGCTTGCCGTCGGCGTCGAGGGTCTGCGTCGCGAGCCACTCGGCGAGGAAGTCGCCGCAGGATTGGCCGGTGCTGCTGTTCTCCCGGTAGCTGGCACGATAGGTCTCGGGCACCACCGATCCAGAGGGTTTCTGCTCTTCGTCGTCGGCGTCGCCCTCGACGGGATATCCCGGGAAACTCTCGTCGATTACGTCGAGGATGTCCGCGAGGGCCGGGACAACGGCGTCTTCCGTGACGAAAAGGACCGTGCCCGGTTCGGTGCTGGCTTCGCCTTCGTCGCCGGTCCACTCTTGCGTCGCCACGACCTCCCACGCGGCGAGGACCTCCGCGCCGCCTTCGTCGATGCAGACCGGTTGCAGGGCGATGCCGGTGTATTCGGCGGCGAGCGTGTCGGCAAGCGCTTCGGCCTTTGCCCTGCGGGCGTGGTGGATGCGGACGCCTTCCAGTGCGTCGCGCAGGGTGGGGATGTCGGTGTGTGCTTGGGTGTCCATTGGTGCTTCTCCTGTGTCGCCGGGGTGCTCCGTGCCCCCCGATCTACAACCATTCTACCACAGGCGGCGAGGTTGCGCAATCACTGTAACACGGCCTCACGAGTCTGTGAATGACTGTAACAAGAGCGGGCTTCCGTCGGCTGCGTTGGGGGTTTTGCAACTGGGGGTTGCGTCGGCTGCGTCGGTACAACCGGCCTCGGACGCAAGGCATACCTCGGCGTCGCCTCCCCCGATTCCCTCGGGCGTCTTAGAAAGGGCCGCCGTTTGCCCGGCGGAAGCGGTGGTGTGGGGCGGGCTTCGTCGCCCGCCCCTGCGTCGTCAGGAAAGGAGGGCCAGCAGGTTCGCTGCGGCCTGCGCCACGCAGGTGTCGTGCAGTTCGCTCGTTTGGTCTTCGTCGTCGGCTTCTTCCCAGACGGCGCGAGGGCAAGCTCGTCCTGCCAGCTCTGTCTCCGCCGCAAGGGAGCGGAGGGCTGCGAGGAGGGTTTCGCGCTCTGCGTCGTTGGCGTTTGCGTTGGTGGTCTTTGTCATCGGTCTGTTTCCTGTGTGTCGCTCTGGCTCGTCAGCGCCGGGCGGAGCAAGCCCGGCGGACGGGGCGGCGTGTGCCCCGTTTCGCCTTTTTGTCGTCGCGGGTGGCGCCGTTGCCGCCCCGTCACGCCCCGGCGGCGCGCTGCGCGCTCCGGGCGGCGGCGGCGGCGCGCTCGGCGGCGGGGTTGGCGTTCCGTCCGTCGCGCTCGGCGCGGGCGGCGGCGCGGGCGGCGCGGGCGGCGCGCTCGGCGGCGCGGGCGGCGCGCTCGGCTCCGTCGCGGGGCGCCCACAAGGGGAGCCCCGCCCGGGCGACGGCGGCCCAACGGGCGGCGCGGGCGGCGTCGTCGGCGGCGCGGGCGGCGGGGGTGTGGCTGGCTTGCATCGGTGTCTCTCCGTGTCCGTGTGTGTCTGTGCCCCCAGAAAAACACAGCGACGCGACACGCGCAAGCCCCCGCGCGCCCGTGTTACAGCCGCTCACGGATCTGTGATTCGCTGTAACACGGCGGGGCGGAATGTGGCACCCGCGCCACAGTGTTGCAAGGGGGATACATATATCGCCCCGGCGCAACCGTTTCCTCGCTCCACGACGCCCATCTGCCACCCCCACACCTGTGCCTCGCCTCTCCGCCCCTCGTCTGCCTGCCCGTGCCTATACCCCGTATGTGCGCGTGCCTGCGCCCCCGCGCGTGTGGCCCGCCCGTGCCCTATGTGGGGTGTGCCAGCTATATACACCGCCCCAGCCCCCACACCTGCGCCCCGTGGCCCCCGTCTGGCCCCTGCCGCTTCGTCCGCTCTTGGATTTTCTTCGGCCTCCAGCCCCCACATCTGTGGAGACTTGTGTGGCTGTTTTGGCTGTGCTATAGTGTACCCATGCAAGAGTGCGCCTCATATCATGTACTTCGTGTACGTTCCGGATTCGAGCTGGAGGTCTCCCATGTAGTGAATGGGTACGTGCCTTTGCTCGCGGATGATGAGCCAGCTTTTTTGGGATACGTTTTCGTTCCATCTGATCCGCCGAAGTATCCGCGCCGCTCCTCGCGCGTCTTCGGTTTCATGCGTGAGGACTCAGGCGACCGAGCCGTGATAGGGCCTCACGCATTCAAGCGCCTCCTGCAACTGGAACGAGAGGTGCAACTCGAGTCCCTTGAGTTGCTGCAGGCGCTTGACGTGGACCCGACTTTGGAGGAAAACCTCCCTCCTTTCGAGGTCGGGTCCACTGTCGAAATCAAGAGGGGTCTAGCCGAGTGGATGCTGGGCTGGACAGGGAAAGTGACAGCCGTTTTTGCGACCGCACGCGAGGTGAAGGTGGACCTCGGCGCGAAAGCGAAGATGCCGATCCGACTGGCGATGGAGGACGTCTCGCTGGTGTAACAGCACCGGCCTATCGCTGACACCCAAAAGGCGAGACCCGGTCTCGTTCACTGTGACACATGGACATATTTGAAAAGCGCCCCGATCTTAAGGATCCTGAGTACATCGCTTCGTACCAGTTCGCGGGCTGCTACACAGTTACCCACCCGAATGGACCCTTTTCGGAGCAGGACGTCGCAGTTGCACTGATACGCGAGACGGGAAACATAACGGCTGCTGCGGATTTGCTTCGTAGGTCGCGCCGCGCCACAGAGACCTACATTTTCAATAATCACCTGCTTCTGGCCTTAATGGAAGACCTCCGCAACGCGTTCCTCGACACCATCCAATGGGACTATATGCAGGAGGCTCTGAACGGGGATGCGGCAGCACGACAGTTTTTCCTCAAGTCGCTGGGCGCGGACAGAGGCTTCGGATCGCAAAACACACCAGTTCTCGGGCGAGACATAGAACCACCCGCACAGATCGACGTCTCAAATATGTCGAATGAAGTTCTCAAGGAACTGTTCATTGCTTGCCAACGACCCGAGACAGATCAAGCTTAACTCCGCTGACGAGCGGCTGATCGAGAAGGAACTCTGCAAGCGGAGCCTGGCATTCTTCGCGCAACAGGCATGGCACGTTTTGGAGCCGAGCACCCCTCTGAAATGGGGATGGGCACTCGACGCGATCTGTGAACACCTTGAAGCGGTGACAGAGCGCAAAATCGGCAACTTGATGATGAACGTGCCGCCGGGGTCCATGAAATCCTTGCTCACGGGGGTCATCTGGCCCGCTTGGGAATGGGGTCCAAGGGACCTCCAGCACTATCGTTACTTGGGGACGGCCCACAAAGAGTCTCTCGCAATCCGGGATTCGCTGAAGTGCCGCCGCTTGATCCAGTCGGAATGGTATCAGAAGCGCTGGCCTATCCGGTTTACGACTGACCAGAACGCGAAGACGAAGTTCGAGAACGATAGAACTGGGTTCCGGGAATCCATGGCTTTTGTTTCGTTGACCGGTTCGCGGGGAGACAGGGTGATCCTCGACGACCCGCTCAGCGTGGATGACGCCAATTCTGACGCCGAACTAGCAGCTGTGGAGAAGACGTTTACTGAAGCCCTTCCGACGCGGGTCAATAACGACCTCTCGTCTATCGTCGTGATTATGCAGAGGCTCCACGAGCGGGATGTTTCGGGCATCATCATGGATCGGGGTCTTGACTACGAGAAGCTGGTTATTCCGATGCGGTTCGAAGAGGACCGCCGCTGCGTGACGAGCATCGGGTGGAAGGACCCGAGGACGCAGGAAGGGGAGCTGATGTTCCCCGAACGCTTCCCGGAGGTGCAGGTTCAGCGGCTCGAAGCGACGATGGGTTCGTACGCTGCTGCTGGCCAGCTTCAACAGCGCCCCGCACCTCGTGGCGGCGGCATGCTGCAGAAAGGATGGTTCGAGGTTGTGCATGCGGTCCCTGCTGGGTGCCGGTGGGCAAGGGGATGGGACCTCGCGGCGACCAAGAGCAACAAAGCCGCGTACACGGCGGGTGCTCTTCTGGGGATGACGCCCGACAAGAAGTTCATTCTGGCTGACATGAAAAGAATCCGGGGGACAGCTGGAGAAGTAGAGAGGCTGCTGGTAAACACGGCGAGCCAGGACAAGGCACAGTGGGGGTGGGTCAAGGGCGACCTCCCCCAAGACCCTGGGCAAGCTGGAAAGGCACAAGTACAGTATCTGATCAGTCAGCTGGCTGGTTACGATTACCAAGCAAGCCCGGAGTCTGGCGACAAGATAACAAGGGCACAGCCCTTCGCAGCTCAGGCTCAAGCAGGAAACGTGATGCTGCTGGCCGGGGACTGGAACGAGGCCTTTCTAGACGAAGCCTCTACGTTCCCGGTTGGCAAATACAAAGACCAAATTGATGCAGTAAGCCGGGCGTTCTCTAGGCTCGTCAACACACCGACGTATAACATCCACGCACTGGCAAGCTGACATGAGCGTATCCTCTATTATCGCAGACGGCTTGCAAAGCTTGGCGACACGTCTCGGCACGTCCAACGACAAAGCTTCGACGGTTTCCTACAATCTTTCGCTGCTCACCGATATGCAGCTGGAGAGTGCTTTCCGTACGTCGTGGATCATGCGCAAAGTGGTCATGGCCCCGTGCGACGACGCGGTGCGGAAATGGAGACACTGGACAGCCTCTGACCTCGAAGCCGCAAAGAGGCTGGCGGCGGCGGAGAAGCAGCTCCAAATCCGGAACAAAATCCGGGAGGCGTACTGGAAATCTCGTCTCTGGGGCGGAGCGGTGATCCTGATTGGGGTCGGAAATGACCTCGAAGCACCGCTGAACGTGGACGCAGTGGGCGAAGGAGACCTACAGTATATTACGGTGCTGACGCGCCGCGACATCAATCCAGGAGAGCTGGAAGACGACCCTCGACAGGCCCGTTTCGGTCGCCCCAGGCTTTACCAGATTTCTACGTCCCGTGACGCGATTGTGCGGGTTCACCCGAGCAGGCTCGTCGAGTTTCGTGGGGCCGAGGTGCCGTGGCGAAACTCTCCTGTCCTGTCCTCGACGGGGTGGGGCGACAGCGTTCTGCAGGCGGTCTATGACGCTTGCAGGCATCTTGACAGTACGATGGCCAACATCGCGAGTCTAGTATTCGACGCGAAAACGGATATCGTCAAGATACCGGGGCTGACGGAGAACATCACCGACAGGAAGTATGAGACGGCCCTCGTCAGGCGCTTCGAACTGGCTCGGATGCTCAAAGGGAACCATGGCACCCTGATCCTTGACGAGCAAGAGGACTACGATTCCAAGTCGTACTCTTTCGGAGGCCTCGACAACATTGCTCTGAGGTTCATGCAGACCGCCTCGGGCGCTTCGGATATTCCGATGACCCGCCTTCTTGGCACCTCGCCCGCTGGGATGAACTCGACGGGCGAACATGACATGCTGAACTACTACGACCGGGTGAGTGCCGATCAAGAACTGATCATCGGCCCGGCTATGGAAGTGCTGGATGAGGTGTTTATTCGTCACGTGCTAGGCAATCGCCCTGAGGACGTCAGCTACGAGTGGAACCCACTCAAGCAGATGACTGACAAAGAGAAGAGCGAAATCCGCCGAATGGACGCCGACACGGTTCTCAAGCTGTCCTCGTCGGGCACGTATAAGAAGCAGGACGTGAACAACGTTGGTGCAGAAATGTTCGCCCAGAACGGTATTCGAGGACTACAGGGGACCACGGCTCCTGATGATCCTGACCCCGCTCCGGGTCAGACAGAACCGGGAACGGACCCGTTCGACAATATGGATGGACGCAGCTGATGCCTGATGAGGTTCGTTTCGTAGACTCTGTTGAAGTCGGAGAAATTCGGGTCACCCAAGACGGGTACATCTCGGCTCGGGTACATGCTGCTCGCACCGGGATACAGATGTATCATGCCTCGGAGCTGGGCCTGACCGAAGATCGGATGGTCTCCGTCTACCGTCCCGAGGAAGAGGTCTTCGATCGCCGGGCGCTGGGCAGTTTCAAGAGCAAGCCCATCACGCTGGGCCACCCCGGCGAGAGGGTCACTGCTGACAACCACAAGAAATATTCTCGCGGCCACATCGCCAACGTGGCAAGGGATGGCGAGGCCGTGGCTCTTGACGTCGCTATCACTGATGGTGAAATCGTCAAGATGATCACCAAGGACGGTGGTCCGCGCGAACTTTCGGCGGGTTACATGGCGGTGATCGACTGGACGGCGGGTGTCACCGAGGACGGCGTTCCTTATGATGCTGTTCAGAGGAATATTTTCGTCGATCATCTGGCTATCGTGAACGTCGCTCGCGCTGGCCACGATTTTCGTATTGGTGATGGACAAGAAGAATGGGGCGCCCGTCCCCTTCCACGGGCTACTGAACCGAAAAAGGAGGCCCCCATGGCCGACAATGACAAATCTGTCACGGTGACCGTTGGCGATGGCGCGGTCCGGACCGATGAGGCGGGCGCTATCCGCATCAAAGGTCTCCAAACGGAGCTGGGCACCAAGACCGCCGAACTGAGCGATGCTCAGACGCGCCTCGGTGACCTGCAGAAGCAAATCGAGACCAAGGACGGCGAAATCGCTGCTTTGCGCAAGGAGCTGGAGACGAAGACCTCCCCTGCCGCTCTGGCCGACGCCGCGCGCAAGCGGGCTTCGTTGGTCGACTCCGCCAAGAAAGCTGGTCTGACTGATGCCGCCATCGACTCGCTCGACGACGCAGGCATTCGCCGCGCCGTGGTGGTGAAGACCCTCGGCGATGCCGCGAAGGACATGTCCGACGCTGCTATCGAGGGCGCTTTCGCCGTGGCTGTCAAAAACGCCGGCACTTCTTCTCCGTCGTCCCCTCTCGGTGACGGCATCAAATCGGCCCCGACGGGTCACGCAGGCGACGAGGCTTACGCCGCCCGTCTGGCCTCTATGAAGGATGCCTGGAAGGCACCGAAGCAGGAGACGCACTGATGGCTCTTCAGACCAACTACCCCGACAACCTCGCCGCCGCTTTCGCGGGCATGGTCGCCAATCTGGAACCCTCGGTTCTGGTCAGCCGCCTTGTCGAGACCGAGGCTGGCATTGGCTTCGGCGTTCCTGTGATCCAGGGCACTGCCGATGACGAAATCAATGTGGTCGCGGCGTCGACCGATGATCCTGTTGGGATCACGGTTCGCGTCAACGATCAGGTCAGCAACCTCTATCCCAAAGGGGCAAGCGCGATGATCATGACCCAAGGGGTCATGTGGGTTACCGTGACCGATGCTGGTGGCGTCGCCGCTGGTGATCCCGTCTGGGTCGCCGTCGCCACTGGCACCTTCTCGAATGCGGACGCCGGATCGAGTGGTTCGCTTCGTCTGGCCGGGTGCCGGTGGGAATCTTCTGCCGCCAACGGCGCCCTCGCGAAAATCCGCGTCAACATGGACGTTCCTGCCGTCGCAGGCGCCGCCTAAGGAGTTCTGATCATGCACCACATGACACACAAACAGTTCGCGGACGCCCAAGAGGCAAATCTGGGCTTCGCGATCCAACAGACCTCGCACATCGAGGCCGAGGTCTATCGCATCCAGTACCCCGATCTGGACTACGCGTCCATGGTCCCGGTCGACATGGGCGCCGGAGAGTTCGTGAAATCGGTCACGTACTTCTCGATGGATCGCGTCGGTGAGGCGAGCTGGATCAACGGCAATGCTTCGGATATCCCGGTCGTCGGCGTTTCCATGGAGAAGCACGAAACTGAGGTCCGGACGGCGGCGATCGGCTACGACTTCGGCTTCGAGGAGATCAATCAGGCTCGGATGCTCGGCATCAGTCTGGACACCGAGAAGGCGGCAGTTGCGCGTCGTGCCTGTGAACAGCTCGTCTATGACGTCTGCTTCCTCGGCGATGCTTCGGTCGGCTACGAGGGCCTGTTCGATTACACTGGTGTCCCCACTGAGGCGATCCCGGCGGATGGCTCCGGTTCTTCGGCCCTCTGGTCCGCGAAGACGCCCGACCTGATCATCCGCGATGTCAACAAGGTGCTCACCGGCCTTTATTCGGCCACGAACACCGTGTCGATGGCCGATACGCTCATCCTGCCGGTCGAGCGGTTTCAGACTATCGCTTCGACACGCCTCACCGACACGTCGATGACCGTTCTGGAGTTCATTCGCCAGAACAACGTCTACACGGCGATGACGGGCCAGCCCCTGATGATCCGGGGCATGCGCGGCCTTACTCAGAAGGGCGCTGGCTCGACGGCGCGGATGATCGCCTATCGCCGCTCGCCCGAGGTGCTCAAGCTGCACATGCCTATGCCCCATCGGTTCTTGCCAGTTCAGGTCGTCGGACTGCAGTACAAGGTTCCCGGTGTCTTCCGTCTGGGTGGTCTGGATATCCGGCTTCCCAAGGAAGTTCGCTACGGGGATGGTATCTGATGGCCAAATCGTACATCAACAAGACCAAGGGCGACCTCGCGGCTGGCGAGGTCGTCTTTCAGCCGGGCGTGGTGACGCCGGTTTCCCAGGGCTTCGCTGATCGCGTCAAGGGCGACGTTGTGTTCAAGGCGTGGATTTCGGAAGGGCGGCTCGTTGATGCGAACAAGGTCGATGACGAGCAACCTGCTTCGGAAAGCACCGGGGCGAGTGCCACTGAAACCGGGGACAAGACGGACGCTGCCGAGAAGAAGGCGGCCTCCACTCCGACCACGAAGAAGACCGAGGAATAACCTCTGTGGGTTACGGGAACACTCTGGATTGTCAGTCGTATTGGGATGCTCGCGGCTTGAGCGGCAGCCCGACGAATGCACTGCTTGAGGTTGCGTCGCTCTTTGTCGACAACCTCGGGTGGCGCATGTCTGCTTCGGGTGTTCCCGTTTCTCGCTACCCCGGTGAACCTGTCAGCGCGGGCCAAACTAGTGAGTGGCCGCGCAAAAACGCCGTTGATTTCTACGGTAATGCGATTCCTTCTGACTCTATCCCCACGCGCATTCTCAACGCTACGTATCAAGCCGCCCACTACGAAAGCGTCAATCCCGGGGCTTTAAACGCGGCTTTGCGGTCTGACCAGCGAGTGATCATCGAGAAATTCGGTGAAATCACTTTCCAGTACGCGACGGGCAAAGGGCAGCAGCCGGGTCTCAGCCCCACGGACCCGATTATCCCTGCGGTGATGGCGCTTCTTGCGCCGCTTATGACACAGGGCACGAACCCTTATGGGATCAGCGGGATCGTTGCATGAGTGGCGCTGATATAGCCGACAAAGTGACCAAGGGGATAGCACGGGCTCTAGCACGAACAGGCAGTGCGGCAGCGCCCATCGCATATCTCATAAGGTCGTCTGGTGCGGACGAAACGGTCTATCCCCCAGTTCTGGGGTCTGAAACCCGTATCCCATGCAAGGTTTTGGTGACCAGCAAGGCCCAAAGGGACTTCAACAACACCAACGTTTCTGCCGAGAATTTAATGGCGATGATCGCACCTGACATCGCTGTTACACCCGGTAACAATGATCGTCTTGAGGTGTACGGGAGCGTGTATAACATCGTGAATGTAGAGCCTTATCAACCGGGGGGTGTAGTTCTTTACTACGAGGCCGAAGTGAGGCGCACCTAGTGGGCTTTTTAGATCAAATTCGAAGCTGGAGAAGAAAGACCGAAGATCGGGGCGACTTGATCTATACAGACGCGGTGAAGCAACTGGTTCAGGCAGCTGGCCGCACTCAGGAGTCAGTACAGTTTACTGGGGGCTCTTTCGAGGTCGGTAAGGTCCCGGTTCTTTCGGGTGAGTTGGCTGAGTCGCAGACAGTTACCAACAATGGTCTTATTGTAGCCTCTGGCATTGGTGCTTATTCTCGGGTGCCACTATTGCAGCTAAAGAGTTCCACGGCTATGCATTTCAGCGCCCCTCACGCTAGATGGGTAGAGTATGGCACGTCGAAATTCCGAGGCAGGTTCTTTGTAAGAAACGCGGTTCAGGGTTGGTCTGGCTACGTTGCGGAAGCTGTTAGGAAATACCCCCAATGAGTATCTCCACTGGTCAGCAGGCCTTAATCCGGCGCATCGTTACGATGACGACTGACGCGAACATAGTCCTGCCCAACGGTTCTACACACAACCTTCCTAGGTATGTTGTTCAGTCTTCTGGCGGGTCGCAGCGTTCTTTGGGCGCTAGTGGACTTACCGAGGCATTTCCCGAAATCGTTGTCAGGGTCGAGACTGTGGCAGACGCTTACGCTACTCAGAACGACCAGCTTGTCGCGGCTCTTGTCGCGAGGTTTTCTGTAGGGGATGTTTTCGATGGTGTCGAGATAACCGAAGCACCCCTTCCTCGTGCACCTTTGGGCATGTCAGAAGTATACAGCGTTCCTGTGATCATCCGTGGTAGGATGGTCTTCTAGGGGCCTACGGCGGGCCAGCATGAAGCTGCAGCCGACCACAGCAACCTCCCCTTCTAAAAGGGGTACAACTAGCCCCGGAGGGCAAAATTAATGCCGACCCATCTGAGACGCAAACTCTTCCACTCCCCAGTCCCCCCGACTGCCAACACTTCGACTGCTTTCGAGGCCCTTACCTGGACCGAGGTTGGCGCCGTAGAACAGCTTCCGGTTTTCGGCAATACGCATGCCAACATCGAGAGCGGTTCAGTGACCGACGGCACGATGTACAACGACAAGGGCATGAAGTCCTTCCGTAGCTCGGAAATCATTTGTCTCACGCCGGAAGAAGCCGATGCTGGACAGACCGCTCTCGTGGCCTCGGCGAATAGTTGGCCGGGGCGCTGTGCCCTCAAGATGGGCATCGACCTCGGGTCGGGCACGAACTACGCGCTTGCGGCGGGCGATGCAATCGTGTATGCGCATGGCTATGTCCATTCCCACGTACGCAACCAAGGCACTGGTTCTTCCTACCAGGGCTTTACGGTCACTTTTCAACAGAATGCCGACGAGGTGGAGGCCACCGAACCGGTCTAATTCCGTCGGCCCAAGAGGGTAACCTCAGGGCTGGCGTGGGGCGGCGATTTGGGTGTCTGTCGCCGCCCCTGCCAAAATGACACCACATACGCCTATAAAGGACACACCCGTGAAATTTTCCGATCTATCCCTCCCCGAACACGCCCAAGATGGCAAAGACCTCCATCTGCGCCACCCTGCTTTCGGCCATCTACTCTATACGGGCAAGGGCGCGAATCACATTGGTGAACTGGTCGGGCCGAAAAAAGACGCTCAGCCGATCACTGTTCGGGTCCGCAGCAGCGACGCCGAGGTGGTCCAGAACGCGCAACGAAAGGACATGCGAGCGGGCATGGACGGTGGTGATTCTACGCCGGAAAATCTTATCGATGCCATGATCGTCTCTTGGACTGGCCTCGAAGATGAAAAGGGCGAACCCTGGCCCTGCACCCGTGCAAACAAGATTGCTTTCGTGGTCTCTCAGCCCGACTTCGATCGTCAGGTCACCGCCTTCTCGCGGAAACAATCCAATTTTTTCGAGAAGCGCGGCGCAGACTGATCGACAAGACGCGTGAATATGCGTTTTTAGTCGCGCCGCGCAAGCGGTCTGACGATAGCTCTAGAGGCCCCAGCCGATACGAGGATGGAGCTTCTTTGCCTGACATGGGCGAGGGGGCTTATCTTTTTCGGGCTATGATGGACCTTTCTCCGCTCAGGGTCTCTGAACACGGGGTTCAAGTGGTCGATTGGGACCAGATATACCCCTTCTCTAAGATCGCTGGTCCCTTTACCCGCCAAGAACTTTTCCTCATCCGTGAGATGTGCGTAGCGTATCTTGAAGGATACAACATCGGCGAGAACCCGCTGGGTAAACTGTGATGGTCAAATAGCCCATGGATTATGCTGATCTAGGCATCAACGTCCGCTCTCAGGGCGCTACAGAAGCCACCGGGAAACTGGATGCTCTGGAGGCGTCTGCAGGCAAAGTTGAGCGCTCCATCACCACGATGCAGAACCGTATTGAGACGTCTGTTGGCGTCCTTCGGACGATGGGTAAAAGTGCCTCGGATTCGGCTGCCGCCTTTCGGAGTTTTGATGTCATTCGCGATAAGGTCGACCAGCTCCAAGTGGCCTACGGCAATCTATCGCAGGAGGAGCTTCAACACACTGCTGCTCTTCGCCAGCTTGATGCAGCTTACGATCAAGGCGTAGTCGGTCTTTCTGAATACCAGCGGATGACCGATACGGTCCAGACTGCTTTGCTTGCGGTGGGTACTGCCGCTGATGCCACGGGTCTCAGCGTCACCCGCATGCAGCATCAAATCAACATGGCCACCGGAGTTTTGGATCAGCACAGCCGTAGCGCGAAAGAGTCCGCTTCGGTCTTTCAGGAGTTTGATAAGGCCCGCGCGCAAATCAACAATCTGCGTGCGTCTTATGACCCTTTGTTCGCTGCTGAACAGCGCCGGAACAATTCGATCCAGCAACTGAATGCTGCGCTGGCTGCCGACGTCATTACTCAAGACGAACATGCTGCCGCCATGACGCGTGTGGCTTCGGCATACGACATTGCTTCTACTCAGGCCCGTCAATACGGGATGGCGATGGGCGCTGCCAGGGCTAATACGACTAACATGGTTTTCCAGTTGCAGGACATCGCGATGATGACTGTTGCTGGCCAAGCACCTCTGCTCCTTGCGGCCCAACAAGGTACGCAGGTGGCCGGTGTGTTTATGCAAATGGAGCAGAGTGGGCAAGGCATGGCCGCTGGCCTGCGGAGTGCATTCATGAGCCTCATTAGCCCAATGTCCTTGGTCACTGTTGCTCTCGTCGCCGGTTTCGCTGCTCTCGGCCAGTGGGCCTTGGGACTCACGAGAACTGGCGAAGAAACAGAAGACGCGAGTAAGAGGGTCTCCGAGTTTACGACGGTTCTGACCGATTACGCTCGATACGCCGACACGGCGCTCGCTTCGACCATCGAACTGAGTGAAGAATTCGGCGTCATGGCCGAGGAGGTTCGTGCTGCCGCCGAGACGATGATGGTTGTCTCGATGGATCGCGCTCGCGATTTGGTCGAGGGGGCCGTCACTCCGATCCGAGACTCTGTGTCTGAAATGACGCAGCTGCAGGCTGAGTTGAGCGAGGCTCAGCGCCAGATGCAAGCTGATATGGAGAGTGGTACTTTTGGCACCTCCCTTGGCAGTGGCGTGGTTCAGTCTGATATCGACGACATTCAGGCGGCCATCGACAGCCTGTCGGAAAGTATTGGTGTTCTCCCCGAGGATGCTCGCAGCTTCGTTGAGGCTTTGCAGCCCCTGTCCGAAGCCCGCACTATGCAGGAGTTCGCAGACAGCGCTTCCGACGCAGAGCGTGTCCTTTCAGAGATCGTCAACCGGATGGCCGACGAGGGCCGCAACATCCCTGCTCCGCTCGAAAGTGCTGCTGAATTCCTTGAGCAGATTATCCGCAAGGGTGCTCTTGCTGTTGATGCGCAGAACAGCTATACCGACTCGATCCGTAGGTCTAGGGATGCTTTGGACGCTTTCGCGGGAACGAGCCGAAGCGTTGATGTACGTATGCCCTCGGCAGAAGGACTGGTGGATGAGTATGGCGTTCTAGTCACGCTGGCCAAAGAGGAGCTGGCTGTTCAGCGTCAAATTGCTGCTGAACAGTCCTCTCGCAGTATCAATCAAGCGGTTGAGGAGGTGCGCAGGCTTCTTCCTCAGATTGTTAGGACTGTTGACGAGTATCGGCATCTTGCCGACATGATTGATCAGGTCGGAGACGCTAGCTCTTTCGAGGGGCAGGCTCGCGCTCTCCAGCAGCTTCGCCGGGGCGTAGTCGAAGTCGCGGGCGACATGGGCTCTTGGAACGAGTCCACGTTCAAGACAGTATCTGGTCTTACCCAAGCTGCGCTGCAGGCTGCTGGCCTTGCGCGAATGACGGACACCGCGTCTGGCTCCGCTGCTTTCCTCGAAAGCATTGTCTCCCGTTTTCCGGGTCTTTTTGCATCTGGTTCTGCTGGGGCGAACGGCTTGGCTAATTCCATCTTTGGGGCGGCGCAGGCAGCTAGCAGTCTTGCCAGCGCTCTTTCCAATGCCGTATCCATGCTTTCAAGTGTGGGTGCAGGTATTCGGGGCCTTGCGGCCCAAGCACTCACTGCTGTTGGAGCGATGGATACTGTTCAGAGCATGGGCGAGGCGGTTGGCTCTGCTTTTGGCAGCATATCAACAGTGTTCACACAACACCAAGGACTGGGGCGCTCCATTCGGGGGTTTGCTAACAGCCTATTGGACGCTGGAACCAATCTGGAACGCCTTCACAATGGCCTTGTTACCCCGGCGGGCCTGAGTGCTGAACTCGCTGAACTTGACGCTGCGGCTGGCGGCGGCGGTGGTGGAGGGGGCGGCGGCGCAGCGGGCGCCATGAGCGATCTCGCCGATGCCAACGAGCGCGCTTGGTACGAAATCGACCAGGCCACGCAGAAAATCATCGACCAGCAGAAGGCCCTGCGCGATCTGGAGATGCAGATCGGCCGCACGTCGATTGAGGGGCTGTTCGAAGGGGCGGCCTCGGGCAATCTGCGGGGCGGCCTTGATGGGTTGCTGGGCATGGCGCGCGGCTCGTTCATGGACGCGCCCTTCATGCAGGGCATCGTGGGATCGGTGGGCGCGGTCCTTGGTCCGATGATGCCGATCATCGGCGGCATCTCGACGGCCATGAACCTCATTAACGGCTTTTCGTCCCGCGAGAAGGTGGGCGAGACGACGACGACGCGCGGCGTCCTCGGCATGGGCGGCGGGCTCTTCGAGCAAATCCGCGAGGAGTTCGAGAAGACGAGCTTCTGGGGTCTCAAGACATCGCGCGAGATTAAGACTAGCTTTCGGGAACTGGACGACCAAACCCAACAGGCGCGCGAGGCGTTCGGCGGGTTTATTTCCGGCGTTCGGGACGCAGGCGCACCGCTTGGCATAGTCGCGGATCGGTTCCGGAAGTTGCGCGTCCCCATCGTGGACGGTGACATCGCGGGGGCCATGGGCGAGATGGACCGCACCGTGGCCCGCATGATCCCCGGCTTCATTGCCTTGCAGAACGAAGGTGAGACCGTCGCGCAGACGCTGGGCCGCCTGTCGGGAGCGTTGACGACTTACAATGGCGCGGCGGCGGTCATGCGCCTTCCGGGCCTGCCGAACACCGTGGCGGGCGCCGGAACGGCGGCCAGCATTCTGGGCGACATCAACCTAGGCGGTGCGGAAAGCGCACTCTTCGGGATGATGGACCCCGGCGACCAGATGTCGGCCATTCGCGGGCGGATCAACCGCGAGATGAGGCGGCTGGGGCTGTCGGGGCCGATCACAGACAGCGACCAGCTTCTTTCCCGCATCGAAAATGCCAGCGACGCCGGGCGGGCGCGGGCGGCGGCTGCTCTGGCGTCTTTGGCGCCTCTTGTGGGCCAGCTCGATGCGCTGAAGGACGGTATCCGGCAGACGCAGCAAGCGTCCCGCGATGCGGCTGCAGCGGCTCGGGAGCAGGCCGAAGCGCAGCGGCAGGCGACGGCGGAGGCACGGGCGGATTCCCTGACCCGGCAGCGCATCACCATTCTCGGTCTACAGGACAAGGAAGCCGAGGCGCGCAAGCTCGAGCTGTCGCTCATGGAGCCGTATCTCCGCGCCGGGCAGGAGCAGATCTGGCAGTTGCAGGACGCCGCAGAGGCCGAGCGGGAGTTGACTAGGGCTCGGGACGCGGCTACGCGGGCGGCGGAGGA